CGAGAAGTGTCAGTAGGGTGCTTATGGTCACTACGAGCGACTGTGCTTGCAGAACCAACAGAAGCAGTGCCGTCCATTACTGGAGCTGTTGTAGAATATGTTACGTGAGTTCCATGAGATGCTGCAGCCTTTCCATCAAGCGCAGTCTGCAGATTTGTAACATCAGAAATTGCATGATTATGTACCTTATCGGATTTACCAGCAGCAACAGCCTCAAGAGCACCAATTGCATCTGTGTTGTCATCTATTAAGTCACCAAGTTCTTTAAGAGTGTCATACGCAGCGCCAGCACCACTAAGAAGGTCGTTCTTAATATTGTCTGCATAAAGTTTTGCATCCTCTAATGCCTTATCAGCTTTAGTCTGTGCAGTTCCAGCCGCATCATAAGCGGTAGATGCAGTATAAGCAGCAGAGCCTAATCCATTAACGGCAACATTAGCAGAAGTACCATTAGTATTAACAGAAATAGTACCATTTTCGCTACCAGTAGAAATGGAACGAACACCAGAGTTAGTAATAGTAACCTTATCATTAGTTGCATCACCAGAGACAGAAATGCCTGTTCCTGCGGCAATGGTTAAACTATCTGTTTTAGAATCTGCAGCAATAGTTGTAGAACCAACAACAACATTAGAAAAGGCGTTTTGGTTAACTTCTGCACCACTAGCGATTCCTGAAAGTTTATTCTTTTCGGGTGTCGTATAATCATTAGTTGACAACCCCTTGCCAGTCACCTTGTCTACTTTATTGCTAGCAACCTCATCTACATAAGCTGTAGTTGATAATCCAGAAATAGAAGGAATTGTAGGCTTATTAATTAGGTCGTTATAATCACCAGAAAAATCAGACTTTGCATTCCAGGTTGCTTTCTCGGCATCAGTAACAGTTCTATGCGTAGCGTCTGCTGTTAAGTCAGAAAGCGCACTTGGGACTTTTGTAGTATTTGGTAATGCGCCAACATCAGATGCGGATAGGGTCACATTCGAACTGAGTTTTTTACCATTAACTGTTCTGGTAGTTGGTACATAGTTGTTTGCAACACCATCAGTGTATGCTTTTGTCTCTTCTAATTGTTGAGCAAGAGCATCAAACACTGCTTTTGAAGTTGGTATTTCAATATTGCTTGAATTTAAACTAGTTTTTAAAGATGCTCCAGACAAAGTACCTGCATCCACAAAGGGCAAACTACTTACTAGCGTAGCACCATCACCAATTTTGATGCGCTCATAGTGATAATTGGAATCTTTGTCATAAATAATCAGTTCGCCCTGTTTAGGGATAAAACTTGTTGCTTTAAGCCAATTTGCCTCTGTATCATGTTTGTGTATGATACGAGTATTTAGTATCTTTTCTGACATTTTTTATTCACTCCTTTTAATTTGTCAATTTCAAAATTTTGGAGCTAAGTAAACCATCTTTTCATGTTTACTTTATATTAATTCTTAAGTAATTCTTTGCGAGTTGCTGGCCCAACAGCCCCATCTTTATCAAGATTTCGTGAATCTTGAAATGCTATGACCTGTTTATGAGTGTTAGTACCAAATTTACCGTCTACTTCTCCACAATCAAATCCAAGATGGTTTAATTGCCATTGAAGCCATTTATTGAATTCTGTATAGCTATTACCTCTACGTAAAACTACATTTGGAACAGCATACGGATTGACATCATCTTTATTCTCGTTACCTTTTCTATCTTCTTCTGTCTCTCCGAATGTAATAATTGTATTTATTCTACGGTTTTCAGAAGTGCTAGCAACAGCCTTGCCATCAACATTCATATAAAAAGATCCGCCACCATCTAACTTAATAACATCATACATATCAAGTGATTTGAACTTTTTGTATGCTTCGGCAGTACGAATCATATTATAAGTTTTTGTCTTCATTCCCATAACATAAATTGTTTTTTTATCTGCCTTTAAGCCAATAAATGTATGCCAAGTTGCATACAATGGAGAGCTATCCCACCCTTGACCCTTAACATAGGTTGCAAATTTAACATCCTCGCCATTACGCATAATAGGTATACCGCTAATAGCATAATCAAGCCCTGCTGGAATGCTCAATACATCAGAAATGGTTGCAGATTCACCAGACACAAGTAAAGTAGATATCTTTTTATTATGTGTTGGGTTTTGATAAGACCAGGAGGCACTATCAAATCTAAATTTAGTGCCATTAAATGAACCTCTTTCCTCACAATACTTTTTTGTGTATTGGTTGCTTGCATCATAATCACATACTAAATGTGCCACAGGAAGAGTGAACGCTGTGCCTCCCTCATTATAGGTCGCAAAGAATCCTGCGTTACAATAATCCTTTTTCTCTGCGCTCTTTTTACGCTCGTCACACATTACAATCGCAAAGTCTTTGACGGGAACTTCAACAATATGAATACCATTTTTTTGATAATACTTCATGGTTTCACCTCCATATAATTTGCCAAGGTTGCAAACCTGTGGCACAGTCAATTTGTTTTAATTAAACATTACTGTTGCCACAATCGAAGATTAAAGTAGTACCATTTCCAATAGAAATATCATCAATTAAACCTGACTTGGCAACATCGGCTAAATCTTCCGTGCTAAGCTCTAGAATTTCTTCCAAAGATGCGCCAGATAAAGTTTCAGAGTCTTTTGCGTTTAATTGACCACGTTGAACGACTCCATTTTCATCCATATAATCTATATGAAATGTTTTATCATCTGTGCAAAAATAAGCATAACCGTCCGTTTTTTTTGTGGGTAATTTTTCTCGTTTCCCACGAAGTGATTTAAAAAGCGCCACTTTATAAATCTCCTCTCTGAGTAAGATTTTAGTTGACTTTATATATGTTAAAAGTTAGTTTTTAGTGTCTCTGACTAACCTAAAGTCCAACTAATTATTTTCAAAGTTAATAAAAGAGTAGGGGAGTATTGTGCTCCCCTACTCAGTTTGTTTAAGATATAAATTATATTAAGTTGTTAATTAAAAAGAACCCCAAGCGAGAGCAGTATCAGTATAAGCCTTAGAAGTAGCAATAGCATCAGACTCAGCGGTATCAGCATAAGCCTTGGCATCAGTTAGAGCTTGAGCGGCAGAACCAGAAGCGTCGTAATTACCAGCTAGGCCATCGGCGTAAGCCTTAGCATTAGACTCAGCAGCATTAGCCTTAGTCTCGGCAGTACCAGCAGCATCAAAAGCAGTGGTAGCAGCGTAAGCAGCAGAACCCAGACCCTTAACAGCAACGTCAGTACCCTTTACTGCGATAGTGCCATTGGCATTACCAGTAGTAATATCTGCAGCTTGAAGAGCGGTATCAGCCTTAACACCCTGGGCGGCAGTAGCATAGTTACCAGCTAGACCATCAGCATAAGCTTTGGCAGCAGACTCGGCGGCAGCAGCAGCTCCCTTAGTGTCATACTTGTCATCATGGTTGTGTCCAATAACAGCATAAGCAGCATCGGCATCAGCCTTCTTGACATAATCAGCAATGCCTAGAGCCTCAACAACATCATCAGCATAATCCTTAGCAGCCTGTAGATTAGTAGTATCAGCAGCAGCTAGCTCAGCTTCCTTAGCCTCGGCACGAGTCTTTTCAGCGGAAATAGCAGCAGCATTATCAGCAACATCCTTAACTAGGCCACCTTCGGCATTGCCAACAACACCCTCGAGGTCAGAGATACGCTGAACCTCAGCAGATACATCACCTAGTTCAACAAAGGCTTCGCCGTTAACAACATATTCCTTATTGCCAACAATAATGGTGTCGCCATCATTGTAGTCTTCGGTAGTCTCGGGTAGTGCATCAACAACACCCTTGAAGTGCATAGCGCCAGATAGTCCAGTGATATCAGCCTCAAGAGCAGCAATGCGGCCATCTAGAGCGGTGTCGGCCTTCTTATACTCGGTATCAATACCAGCGATTAGCCCAGCAAGACGAGTGTCTTCGCCTTCAAGAGCTGCAACCTTGGTGTCATAATCAGTCTGAGCAACCTTTGCACCAATCTTACCCTCTAGCTCAGTCTTAAGATCAGAATCTGCCTTCTTATAAGCAGTTTCCATATTAGAGAGAGCAGTGTCAACTTCGGACTGAACAGCATGCCCAGCACCAGCAATAGCTTCGTTTACCTGAGTCATGGTGGCCTTGCCGTTAGCTAGGTTATAAGCTTCATCAGCCTTTGCCTGAGCGGTAGCAGCATCAGTAACACCCTTATTAGCTTGAGTCTGAGCTTCACCAATTAGACCAACAACGGTCTTGCCTTCTGCAACTTCGCCAACTTTAAGCTCTAGAGCGTCAACATCAGACTGAGCAGCGTCGCCAGCGGCCTTAGCATTGGCAATGGCAGTAGCAGTAGCGCCACCATCAGCAAGAGAAGCTTCTAGCTTATCAATGTCGTTCTCAGCGGTGGTAACACGAGCACCAAGAGCTTCCAGATTGCCAGAGGTAGCAATACCATCAGTCTTAGCATTGATATATTCAACAACAGTCTTAGCGGTGTCGTGAGTAAAAGTACCAACATAAGTCTCTAGATCAGAAACAGCAGTAGCATTATCCGTATCTGCTTTCTCTAATAGAGCAATCTTTGCCTCATAAACAGACTTAGCAACTCCACCTAGTTCAGCAAGAGTCTTCTGCTTGTTGATTTGTACCCACTTTTCACCATCCCATTTTGCTAGAACGTTCTCAGCAACGCAGTAATACATACAGGTCTCATGAGCACCGTCAACAGGTAGAGAAGCAACATCAGGCTTAGTGATAAAATCACCATAGCGATGGTAGGAACCATCTTCTAAGCCAAGATATAAGCCCTCATCCTTAGTGAAATATACTGCACCAGGAGTTGCAGTTTGAGGTAGAGAAGCTACATTGCCTCTCAGAAATTTAATCATGTTATCAGCCATAATTTATTTCCTCCTATAAAATTATAATTTTGTACTGTAAAAATGTTTTAATTACATATCTGTCCAAGTATAGCTTTCTTCAGCTGCACTAATCTTATCAGAAATAACTTGTACATCTGCTTTAGTTGCATAAGTATTAGCAATACTATCAATAATTGCCTTATCAACAGCAGATAGAGCACCAGCAGAAGTAGTAGTGGCTAGAGCCATAGACATTGCGCCATCTACAAACTGTAGACCGTTAGATTCGGTAGCAATCTTAACACTTACAACGCCATCAACAATATCAATACCATTACCAGCAGTATAAGTGTCAACTAAATCCTTAACAGGGACATAAATATGACTTGCATTAGCGTCATTAAATGCCATATCAATGTAAGGATCACCCACAACTGCACCAATATAAGGAGCATCTGGATTAGAAACAACTTCAAGAGTTGCTGCCTTTAGTACTAAATCCTTTGGAATGTTAATTACATCGCCAACATAAGATTCCTCTTGGCCAACAGTCTTCTTTAACTTATAGCTAGTAGCATAGCCATCTTCTGCAGTCTCTTGTTTTTCAATAGAATAAGAAGGTAAATCAGCAGAACCAACGGAGTCAACATATAGACCGTCTTCCTTCTTAACTAGAACATTACCTGCCTCATCAGAGATAGCTACACTAATAGTTTTGCCACCTTCAGCGCCATCAGCAATTACAAGTGTTCCATCAACAGCAGAAAGATTACTAATGCCGTCACCAAGAACTAATGCATCTAACTTTGCTTTATCTTCAGCAGATAGTAAACCATCAGCTACTTTAGTTGCTAACGCACCAACACCAAATAGTTGATCGCCTTTATAGAGCTCAGAAGTTTCAGCAATCCAATACAGAGCTAAACTGTCTTTTGTTTCAATTGCATCAAATGTTGATTTAAGCTTTACACTAAAAAATTTAACATTCATTATGTATCGTCTCTCCTTTCATAAAAAAATAATATAATAAAAGACTATCTTAATCTTTTATTAACAATTTAAATAAATTCCCAAGTATATTCTGACTCAACGCCTTCTTCTGGAACATTAGACCATTCGTCGTGTGGGTACAAGTCAACAGATTTAGGATTCTCAAGACCACCATCATTTGTCCAAGAAAGGATATAATCATCAGAAATGTGTGGGATAAACGTTACTCCATCTGCACCAGAAACATTACCTGCATTAATAATTCTTCCATCCGACAAAGTAACAATTAAATTATCATTCTCGTCAATTTTAACGTCAACAACTGAACAGCCTCCACCATTCGCCCATGCAATACGGTCTCCAATTGGTTGTCCATTTGCTGTTAACTGAATGTACTTGCCTTCTTTGTCATAGAGAATATTATCCGCCTTGTTGTCATAAACATATTGACTCATTTCATTTGCTGCATTAATCATTGCATCAACCTGGATTAATCTCTGATCTAAAGCTGTTAATGCATTATCTGCAATAATCTCACTCCATGCAGCAATTGGAATAATGGTAATATAAGCAGGCCCTGCTTTTCTAACTTGTTGTTTAGATTTACCATCCGCATCTAAAGAAACTTTTATAAAAGTTAATTGTATCTCGATTTGACCAGCTTCTCTGGTTAACCAAGTATCAAATGGCAATTTATATTCAATTTGATTTTTATAAAGTTCATCAGACTTTACAAGATACTCAGTTCTATATTCTTTACTGACAGGTAAAACATATTCCATCATAACTGTAAAACCAGACATATCAATACCTTTATAAGTTGGATTCATCAAAAAATGCAGATCGTCTACAAGTTTACTGCGTTGCATAATACGTTCTTTGATCGTTGTAACAACCTCATTATTTTCATTTATTAATAAAGTATACATATTGCACCACCTTTCATGTGGCATTTTTCACAGAAATAACAAGCATATATTCCTGTTTATTAATTTTATTCTCTGACAGCATTCTTTCTAACGTCTCATCAGAAACTTTGCCATCTTTATATAATCTACATAAGCTTTCAATAAATTGGCTCATAATATACCTCCCTCAATTAACAAAAGGGTATATTCATCAATAATTTCTTCTGGAGTTTTCATATTTAACACTTTTAATTGATTGTATTCATGCTCATCAATCACAACCAATTTAACTGTATCATATCCGTCTTTTGGCATTTCGTGCATACCTGCGACATGCCAAATACACTTTTCATCAGAAGATACTATTCCTTGTGCTTCTAATTTATCACAGAGAAGCATGATGTCATGCTTCTCCTGATATTTAACAAAAATTAGATGGTCTAATACATCTATAACCTTATTATCTTTTAACACTTTATAATACATAAGACCACCACCCTTAAATTGAAATCATTATTCTTACATGATGTTTGTTCTCTAAAACACCAATTGGTTGAGTTGCACCAGTAGCACTAATATAGTAATTGTAAGATGTATAACCCACATTTGGAGAACGTGTCCAGTAGTCAACAGCCACACCATTTTCGTCATAACATATTCTATCTGCTGGATTAACAAAGTAATCAATTGGCGTACCTTCTGACCCATATGGATCATTACTCATTGAAGAAACAAGCTCATGAATAGACGGGATTGTAATATAACAATCAGTATTGACAATTTCTGTTGACTTGTTTCCAGCAGAGGTTTTAATCTGAACTTTCTTGACTAGCTGTTTCCATACATCTGGGATTGCATTATACACTCTAGTATTTAGATATGTATTAAGTGAGCAACCACCCCATCCGCCATCGTTTGAACCAATTTTATTTAATTCCATACCTTTGTTTAACACATTTGCTGCCAAGAATGACATGGAGCTACGCTTTCCAGTTCCATCACTTAAATAATAACGCTTCAATCCACACATTTCAAAATCAATTTGTTCATGAGGCCAACTTGCAATTTGAGCGCAAACCTCATTTCCTAAATCTGCATACCACAACTTACTCCAGTAAATAGTGCCCTTGGAGAAATTTTCATAAGAGCCATCGTCTGCTTTGCTACAACCAAACACCAATGTATTAAAATGTTGCATATCTTCTTTACCAGTAATATTAACATATGAAGATTCTGTTCCGTCTGTATTAGAAACATATACATGCACACCAGATTCTCCTTTAATATGTCTAATAACTGCAATTTCTCTGCTATCAGTAGAAGATATAATTTCATTATTGGGCCCACAACCAAGTTTTACACCAGAGTTATACCATAATCTAAAACCACTTGTTCTAAATCCAGAGAAGCATTGAGCAAGAGCAGCATTGTTTTGGTTGTCACTATTCATAGAATATTCGACAGCAAGAACAAAATCTTTATCTTCATCAAACAATTGAATATTAGTATCAATATAATTTGAACCATTAAATACAGTTTTTTGTGAGACGAGAACTTGTTCATTTACATCTTCATAACTAACATCATTGCCAAGGACAATAGATATAGAGTCTTTAGATTTTACATAATTGGCAATATCAATAAGTCCTGCTTCTTGCATTTTTGTCATGGCATAAATTTCGACTGGACGCATTGTAGAAATGTCTTTTCCATCAAAATAATCACCAACACATACACAAGTATCATAAACAGCATTAATAGTTTTGTCTCCATCAACATATCCAGACTTATCCCATCCACTAAATAGACGATATGTATTACTATTATCAGTTTCACCACTTGTATTAGTTGGCATATCGCCAGTATATACTACAATTGATCCATAAGGCGCAACAACAGGTTCTTGACAATCAATACCATTAGATACATACCTCACAGTATATTCTCTAACAAATTCATTGTAAACGGCTTTTACTGTCATGTTTTTAGATACAGGTTTGGTTAAATCAGTATCCCAACCAGCAAACTCATATCTTGTACTCACTGTACTTTCCATAGTTGGAACTGGAATTGGGTTTTCTAATTTCTCTATTGGGTTTTCTGCTTTTTGATTTTGAACAACATGTTGTACATCTAATACTGTTCCATTTTCATCCGCATTTATAAATGTTACTACATACTGATAAACAAAGTTGTCCCAGCTAATTTCTAAATCAGGCCATGCAGCTTGATATTTATAAAGATCTTGTTCATAAATTGTTTTAACATGAACCTTCCCTGCTAAAACTGATCTATCAGAATTCCCATCAGTATTAGTTACACCAGCCAATTCATACAAACGTTCTAACAAACTAGTATCGTCAAGTTGCCAATTTACACCTATTAATCTAACCTGATATAAGTTTGGACTGTCATTAATCAGTGCAATTAAGTCAAGCAGTGAATTTTCTGCAACCAGTTTGGATAAGTTATCATAAGATGTTGCTTCAAATTTATCGTCTTTTAAATAACTTAGATTTTTCATTTGTAAAGTGCCAACATCTGGAATTTGTGCAATTTCAATGTTGCCACCATCTGCAAAAATAACGCCGCCAACACCAGACTCAAAACTAGAACCGAATGCATATAACTCTTCAAGATTTTTCAAACCAGACAAATCAAGAGCATTCTTTAATTTAGTCATATTTTGAACATCAAGTTTTTTTAATAGGCTATTCGAACCAAGGCCAAGAGTCATGACATTAGTATTATTGTATCCAACTGCGCCGTTACCCAGCACAAGCTCACGAAGCTTGGTTGCATTTGCAAAAGTACCGTTTGTCAAATAACATGCAGATAAGTCACCAACAGACTTGAGACAAGATGCACTATAAATCTCAATAATATCTGCGACATCTCCATCATACTTAATAGTGTATTCTTGATTAGGAACTGCACGTATTTTAATTGGGGGAGACGTATTGTATTTAACATTTAAATACACATAAGAATATGGAGTTAAATGCATATCAAAGTTTGCTGGAATGGCCAATGTAGTATTTGGCACCGAGCAACGCAATATAATATCGTCATCGAATGCTGCCTTACTTACAAACTTTGACGCCATATATTTTTCCTGATTCTTTTCAAACTGAGCACGTTGAGCCTTCTTTCGGCCATTTGCACGTTCTGTTAAGAATTCTGGATACGCTGGGCCGTTAATGTATGAACCTGTATAGGTACGGATATACTTACGCTCTATATCAAGTCTCCATAGTTCTTCTGGGAACTGCATTTGCCAGTCGTTAAATTGATTAATTAAAGAAGTTGCACTCCAACAGTCTGCAGGAAGAACGTTATACAATGCACTTAGTTCATCATCAAATAGTTCACGTAAACGTAGGAAAAATACATGCTGTGGGGCATTCCAAACCCAGTCATTAGTTCCATCAACATAGTCGATTTCTTCATAACCATAACGGTATGTCATACGACCATAGTTATCAATACCCAAAGCTGTATCGTTGTCGTAATCGAAGTTTAAGTCCCATTTACGAATTGGATTGCCATCAGAATCTACTTCACCAGTTTTACCATAATGCCAGAACGAATTCTTTGCATGGTTGTCTGTCATAGTGTAACGAAGAGTAAATAAATAATAATACATTACAGAGTTTAGTACACAATAATCACCAAGATGTGCTTTGAAATCTTCGTTTGTAGCAGTAACTACAAAAGTATAGAATTCACGCCACTTATTTTCAACATATGCACGATATTCTGCGTTTTGCTCGTCAGTGCCATCTTCATAGATGTAGCGCCAGCCATAAGTGTCGGCAAGTCCATTTTCCTTATCCGTTGCTTTTTTTTCATCAAATTTTTCAGCATATAAGCTATCATATGCGGAATTTCCAACAGTCCACTGATCTACAGGAATTGGATACACAGGGGCTCCATTTTCATCAACTACACCAGTAGGCATAGTGGAATTAGGTAATGTATTATCCATAACCTCAAGTATACATTCATATGGGTCGCTTGGATCTGTTAGACGAGTGTCATCAGTTTTCTTACTATCACCGATATTGCCAATTGCATAAAAATGCCAATTATTGTCATTAAACTCACGATGAGTATTAAGATTTGGGTCGCTCTCCTTAACAAAGATAACACAGTTTTGGAATTCCATTGTATCCTTAACCTTTGCTGCTTCTTCAGCGCTATCACGAACAATAGGACGTACATAAGGTTGATATGTATTAAATCTCTTTGCAAGCAAAGCATTGTTTGCGTTTTCAGAAGAAGCTATATTAACTTTGATATTGAAGTAATTAACATCAACAGAATTTCTAGTCAAAGCAACCTTACTAACCTCTGTGTTATTACTCAAAGTAATAATAGGATTCTCATTTAGATATTTGTCTGTTTTCTTGTCTTTATATCTCTTCATGATGATATCAAGATTTCGACCAGATGGGCCATAGTTATTCGAAGACGTACCCTGACCACTATGTACCACGTCAGTAGCAACCCAGTTATCTAAAATTGGGTCTCCACCTTTATAAATACATTCAACACTGGTCATTAATGTCTCTCCAGTTTTTTCACTAACTACACTACCAATTTTCTCATCTTTATCGCTAGTAAAATAAGGAGTTTCAATCTTGATAATACGTAGTTGTGGGCAAATTTCTGCTAAATAATCTGGATCAAGAATGCCTTCTTTGTAAATTTGATTGCGCTCATAACGATCAATCATTTCTTCTGCGCTACGAGCATCAGCAATAAAGTTATTTAAGATATCTCTATCAGACAAAGAAGTATTATAAACCTTAAATCTATAGATATAAAGGTCACAGTCGTTAGAGCCTAAAGAAATTGTCTTTCTATAATCTTTATGCTGCTGGAAGTCATGAGTTGAGTCATAAACAAAAGGTCTTGTTGAAACACCATCTTCATAACCCATAACCATAGAAGGAGATTCGCTGTCAGAAGTTATATTAAATTCAAACTCAATAACTTCTTCTTCTGCATAAGGTAATGGTAAACTTGCAGTCTTTGCATAAATTGTTGCCTCATGCGCTTTCATCACTACACCTACATGGTCACTACTTGTTGTGTTGCTTATGCAAGACAAGAAAGTAGCATCAGGCTCTGCAACATTTTCTGTTTTGAAAATTAACTTAAATTGTTTTCCATTAACTTTTGCGTCATCACCAAACAACTCATAATTAATTTCTGCACTTGTTCCTGCTTTAATACAGAAACATTGGTCTCCATTTTTATCAATCTGATAACCACCATTTACCCAGTCAAAGTTATCAGATACGGTCATTCCAATTCCTGAATCTACATAAGACCAAAGTCTATTCTCATCATTATTAGAACGACCAACAGGATTAAAATCGAATGCTAAACCTGCAGTAATAGGAGTAACATTAATACCAAGTTCTACAATTGTAGCAACTAAAGTCTTTACTGTATCTCCACATGTAATTGTTAAAATGTGTTCACCAACAACATCTGTTTTATACTGCCATGGGTCTGGTGTATTAGAATTTAATACAAGATTAGAGGTAAATTCCTCAACCATTTCACCATCTTTATTAACATAAGTAGCTCTTAAAGTAACACTTGGAGTTTCAGTTGATGGGTCATAAACAGTATATACAATATTAGTTGCCTCATATTGACGAGCAGTAAACTTTTGATTAACACATCCAATAACAGGAACATCAGAATTATTATCATACCAAATTATATCTTTAATGATATGATTTGATTCGATTATTTTGCCATTAATCTCCGCTGTCATATAAATTTCAAATAGATGTGTTCCATGTTCTTGTGCTGGAATAGCATAAGAGTCAGACAAACCAGAAGCTGCAGCAGAACTTATTTTAGTTGCAATTTCTTTTCCATCCAATAAGAAATGAACTGTCTTTTCAACTCCACCATATGGGGTGAACGTAAAGTTAACAGAAGAGTTTGCATTATTTACTCTAGTATCATCAAAACTAGACTCAAGTCTAACATCTACAACTTTAACAGTCCATGCTTTTGTTGCTAGCGCACCAGTAGCATGAGTAATTGTCAAAACAATCTTATTATCACCGATACTTACATAATCTGTTAAATCAAATTCGCAAACACCAGTGGCAACATCTTGGGTAGCAACAGTACGATTACCAACTTTCCAAGATGCAATACCATCTAAGTTAGTATCTCCAGCAGAGTCTTCGCCAGAGAATTCATATTTTATAATTGCTGGATCGTTAGCAGTCACAACAATAGGAGTTGTATATCCTTCTATATATGCAATACGTAAAGTAACACTGCTACTGCCGCCTCCGCCTCCACCCATAATTTGGAATCTATCTTGAGGCGATCTAACGCCATCCTCAGTCTTCCAAAGTGTAAACATATATTTTGAAGTAGAGCCGTCTGCATTTTCTACATTCCCATACGTTGCATCATATGTTACACGAGAGGATTTATCTATTCCCGCAATAGTGTTATTAATGTCCTCAACTGTCTTATTTAGAGATGTAATACTTGATGCGTTAGTTGAAATAAAAGATGATAAAGAATCTGTCTTTGTATCAACCTCTGTTTTTGTGTAATAACCACTTAAATCAACTTCCACATTTGAAATGGCAGTATCAACTTCTTCTTTGGTGTAAACATCTGACTTCTTAGCATAATCTACCAATTGGTCAGAAATGTCAACTTTTGCAATTTCTTCTTGCACATATGTTTCTGTCGCCAATCCAGCAACACTAGGAACTTCAGACTTAAGAGCATATGCATCAAGGCTCTGATGTTCAGTAAGATATCCTTTTGCATTTAACTCTTCGTCAGTGATATATTCTTCGGGAACTTCTGTTAAATAATCAACTGGAATTTCTGATTTTAATGCATATTCACTTAAATCCACGTCTGGAATAGCATTAATTTGCTCCTGAACATAACTCTCAGTAGCATAACCAGTTAAATCAACCTTTACATTAGCAACAGCATTATCAACTTCTGACTTTGTATAATAATTGATTAAAGCCGCCTCTACTGTAGATTGTGCCTCATCTGCAGCTGCTTCAGCATCAGATGCAGCTTTTTGAGCTGCTACAACTTGATTGGAAATCTGGGCATCAACAATCTTGTTGGCTACCTTATTGGTAACATCTGTAACAATGTCTTGTACCCAATCATCATTAACCACAATTGTTTCCTCACAATCAGTGTTACCGCATAGTGATTCTATGATATTAAATTTGTCTGTTGACTTTGATTTCCAACGATAACCATATGAATTTCCTTCGCTATCAATTATAGCGCCATCAGCATGAATCTCAAATTTTAGATTACCAACAACACAAGTTGCCTGCTCATCAACTAACCATACAAATCTAATTTTTTCGCCACTATGTTCTACATTAACAGGACTGGATTCTCCATGAGTTCCATCTTTTCTTGTGTAGTGAATTGAGATAGTCATTCCTGATAAATCAATTCCATCATACTTTTGCATCATCTCAAATGGGATAAATTGACTGTTAATTTCTTGAGAGATGTTTACTTGTGATGGGTCAATTGTAATATTTTTGTTTTCATCAATGTAAGAAATCTTATCATCAACATAATCATCAAACCAACGATAACTGTTGTCTCGTGTCCACATTTCACCGCTATATGCTGCAATTGTGCCACTATCATCATTCAATGTCATAATGTCAGTACGGGCAGACATCATCATTGGCGTTGCTGCCTGTTGAGCTAATAGTTTTTTAGATTCTTCAAATGAAAGTGCCATATATCATTACATCCTCCTTTCAATAATAATAAAAATCCTCGTCTGGATTATAATCCAACGGGGATGTGTCAATTAAATGTTCTATTTGCTTGCTTTTCCATTTATCTATTATAGGTTCCCAATAATGATAAAATTGCGGCTCAGGTATAACAATTGTTAAATCATCTTTGGGTTTATCATCTTTGTTTAAACGTGGTTTATATTTACAAATTAAATATATTTCCATTAAGTTCATGTCTGCTTCGCTTTTACAAAGGCAATATTCAATCCATGTTGTTTGAATTATATCTATTTTTTTAGTCATTGCATTTCCGCCAAAAAAATGGTTTCTTAATCTCTGTTTAAGTTCTTGCTTCGTTCTTCCAACATAAACAAGTTCGTCACCATAATAGATTTTATAAAGTATGTAATTCATAATTCGTGCGATTGCCATTTTCTATAAAGATCTTGAATTAATGGAGACTTACGAAATACAAAAACAAGACAATCATTTTTAGTTTCTTCGAATTTAATATCAACAAGATCCACTGACGCACCATTTTGTAGGTAACGATAACACTGAACCATGTTGGAAATATAGACCACACTACTATTTGATGGGTCATAAGATTTATTTAATAAACGACTATATGCCATTTCAATTTCTCCTTTGCTCCTTTTAATTGCCCCCAATGTGCTCACGTGTTGCACACTGAATGCGAAAAAAATAAGACACTAACTTGTCTCGTAGAGTAGTCAGTGTCTTGTTGATTATTCTGTTATAACTACTCCGTTGGGCTCTTATTCAGCCTCTTTTACAATTTCTTCGATGGCTTCTGGTTGAACTTCAACAATCGCCTCGTCGATAATTTCAATCTTGGCTCTAGTGCCACGCTTTTTTGGCATAATTGCATCAATCTCACCACGGTAGTGGTCATTTAACTCAATTGATAAATCACACTTAGAAAGAATTTCCTGAGTCTCTTCCTTAGTAGCAAGCTTAAAATTATAATTATTTAATGACTCAAAGATATTGCGACAGTTTTCAGAATGATAGAGTTTGTGCCATAATGGTTTTCTAGAATCTTTAGGACAATTAGGACAGTACTCATATTCTTTGCCACATAATACACATTTGCGCATCTATATCGCCTCCTTTTCGGGAGATAATTTTATTTAATAAATTACGAAAAGAGGAGAGTTTAACCTCTCCTCTTTTTATAATTTTGTATTGTGAATAACGGTTAATTATTCTGGAATAACAAGCTCATAGAGCTGCTTATCCTTGTCGCAGTAATCCTGCATAGCTCTACCGCTGAAAGGATGGGTAGAATCGGTGCTAATAGTCCAGTCAAAGTCAGGGCTTAGCTTAAAGTTGGGGAAAATTAGATATGCGAAGATCATATTGGTCTGATCGCAAACGTCACAACCAAGAACTTCAACAATTAACTTACAACCAACAGGGAAGTTCTGAGCAGAGTTAATAACAGCAACTGCGCCGTTCTTCTCAGCATCGGTAGCATTGTACTCATAAATCACAAATAGCTGTTCGCCATTAGCCATACCAGTAGGAGGAGTTAGAGTGGTGCCAGCTAGAGCAAATGCAGTAGCAGAAGCACTGTCAGCCTTGTCATAGGCAGTTCCCAGAGTACCATCGCCGTTCAGCTTATAAATCTTAGCAGGGCTCTCAATAGGAGTATGAGCTAGAGTATAAGAAGCAGAACCATCAATATCAATGGTCTCAAAAGCAGGAGTTACAATAGGAGCAGCAGTAGTAGCAGTCTTCTTAGAAGTACCAGCCTGAACAGCCATCAGGTTCATGTCAAACAGAGCATTCTCGGCAGAGAACTCACAGCTCTTAGCACGGTTAAAGATGGCAACAGGAACACCAAGAGCGTCAACAGCCTCGGCAGTTTCAGAAGTAACATTCAGAGAAGGGTTAGTAACCTGATTAATAGCAAATAAAACAGAATCGTCGGTCTGAGATAGAGCAACAGCACGAACAATTCTATCAACTACGAAATTAGAAAGATCGAAAGCCATAATTTTTACCTCCATAAAAATAAATTATTATTAATTTTGTGTATAATAAAAGAGATAGACTTAATGCTCTATCTCCTTCATCCAATTTAATTCTTTCTTGTCAATTTTCTTAGTGTCTATCATTCCGCCATACATACCATGAAGTAATGCATCAGCGTTATGAATAATTTGCAGACGAGCTATATCATCTGTAAATTCATAAATTCCCATATTTTTTACATAATCTTTCGTATAACCCATACGAACTTTAACAGCAGATACCAATGGTGTTAAAAATGATTGATAAGGTTTCTTCTTATTTAATTCAATATTTCTACGGTCTTCCTCAATTAAAACCCTCTTCGTATACTTATTGGCCGCATGTTCAACTTTTTTCTTAAAGCCATGCACTTTTCTCAGGTAATTAACAATACGCTCATAAATCAACATGTCTATTACTAAACCTGTCTCTCTATCAGCTAATACAACCTGATCATTCTGAGGATTTTTAAAAATCTTCAGTTGAGAAAAATCAATATCTCCAAAAAGTATAGAAGTTGATTCTTTAGTGAGAGTAGGGGCTAACATCATAAAAAGCTCAAAATCTTCAACTTTTTCATAGTCGAGACCCATATCATCAAGTTGAGATTTCATATCACTAGGGATCGCAGTTAAAGTATGAACCATAGAATAATATTTTTTCTCACCATATTCGGCAATTTGGCCAATAGTAGGCTGAGTGATAGTTATATATTCATTAATAACATATGGATCTCCCATATATAAACCTAAACTATCAATCTCGAACAATGAGTCCATGATTATTCACCTTGTCATTCTTTCTAACTTTTGGCTGCATTACTCCACGATTCAAAGAATTTGGTTTTACAGCTTCAAACTTTAACAACCTACAAGAAAAGTTAGTGTCAGTAACACTTTCCCTATTATATATAAGCTTAAATTGCAATCCAATAATATTTGTCCAATTAAAGATATCTCGAATTAAATACCCAAGCAAATCATGTCTAGAAATACCCAATTTAGTATCTATGTCATCTGAATGACAAAATACTTGGAACTGAATATATTGTGTTTTCATTGCTTCATTGTATTGTAAATCTTCAATATCATCTACTGAAAAACAAATAAAATTCTTCACCTTATCAAGTGTGCCAGGAATTCTAATAAATGGCAGAATGTTTACACCAAAATATTCATCTGGTTCTGCATCAATTCTTTCAAGTTCCTCGTTATGAAGATACTTAATAATATCAGAATCCTTGCATAATTTTTCTTTAATTACACGTTTGGCATACAAAATATCATCATCAATATTTTGTAAATCACGTCCCATATCTGTAATCATAGACCTTCCACCTCCACTTCAATAGAAGCAGATAGGTTGCCCTGTCCAGAAGAAGCATCTGCTTTAATTATAAGTTTTCCTCCAACCATATTAAGAATTGACAGGCATCTAATCTTAATCTCGCTTGGCTTTTCTGCACTATAAGCATACTGAATACCAAATATGTCATCACCAAAAGTAATCTTCCTATCTTGAGACACATCAAATGCGCCATTAACTATAAGGCCATCCCCGCTATAGTCAAAATGCATTGCACAAATTTCTACGCCATCCTTAACATAACTTATATTCCAATACGGTGTATAAGCGACAAGCTTACCGCCATTATAGAAGTTTGCAGTATATGTTTTATAGCTGCCGCCACACTTAAGATTTGGTTTCACTCCACTAAATGAAATTATACTATCGTTGGCTACATATTCATTAATAGGTGAGTGTTGTTCCTTATCATTCGTGCGAAGCTGGAAGAAATCATAATCGGCACCATGTTCTGTGTCAGAAAGTTTATTTGATGTTGTGTTAACCCAAGATAGGTCATCACGAGAACCATATTCAAGCTGCTGAGCTAATGTAATCTTTGTAAGACCAATCGGTTCAGTATCAACAACCTTAGTCACTTCCCATGATGTGCGTCGAAGTGGATTATTACTTATTGTAATATGCTCGTTATAGATTAGTGTTTGTGTATCAATATTAGTGGGCATCCAGAGTTTCTTCTGATTTTCTACTGATGTTGTAAGATAATCTGTCCAAATACCACTATTATAGCTTGATTGGATTCTAGCGACAGCCCAAGAAAAATATGTTCCTGTATCAACATGTGCTCCTTCATAATTAACCCTATCTTTTTCAGATATATGCCATTTTGCAATGAAATCACATCTTAATACATAGAATTGTGGGAATTGTGGTCTATCATCTCTTGCAACAATAAGCCATAAATTATATACCCCCAAATCATCAGGGATAAACACATATGCACCAACTCGAATATTTAGATTCTTGCCATGTGCGTTTGGCCTAAATTGCAAATAATAATCAATCGTATCACCAGAAATTGAGTAATAAGATTTTACTAAATACTTAGCATCAATAGGTTTAAATCCCTTCAACCGTTTTGGGTCATATTCTGATTTGCCAGCATAAACAGACTTTGCTTTACGGTAACCATCAATAGTTTGTTCTGGGAAAATGGTATCTTTATCTTGAAGATAACATGTACGAAATGCAATGTCTCTATGAAACGTTGCATCCATAATTACATCAGACTGATGCTTAAGCGCTTTCCCCATCTGTCCACCTTGAGATTTCACCCTGTTTCTATATTGATCAAACATTGGAATCACCTTCCTCAATTTCATCAACTAGAGCACATGCGTCCAAAATAGCCTTTCTATATTTTTTAAAATCATCTTCTCCACGTGCATATTCTAATATACTCATAAGAGTTAACATTTTTGCTTGATACATGAATAAGCTATTTAATCCATTAATACGCTGAAGAATTGAAACAAAATATTGGTCAAGGAATTCATATGCGTCTTCTTTGTAGGGAAGCAATTTATAAATCGCCCCCTGTAGACGTATTTTTTCTTCATGTATTTGATATGAAGGCAGAGTGCCATATTTGTAAATCACCATACAACACCGCCTTAATCAAAATAACTCGAATTTGCGTAAGTGTAATCACGCATTAGTTTTCTAGCTTCGGTACGAGTATCGTCCCTGAGAGCTTTTAGTTCCGCTAAATGACTTGACTGACTGTAATCTGTAATATTACTTCTGTTGTTCGTTACGCAACAGAAGAATTATCTATTTCGTCGGTGTAAACCCAATGAAGTTTTTCTCCAGTAACAGGATGCTTTCCTGCTGACTTAAGTTTGCCTTTGCAACATTTTGCTATATCAGCTTTATATATACCATATTTATCTTGAGCTTCCTTTGCTCCCCAAAAGAACTCATCTAGCTCATAACAGTATATTGCACGGCATCGAGGATGATTTTTTCCAGAAAATCTGTGGTCTCCATAAAATCCATTTTTTTCTCCGTACAAGTGTGTGTCATAAAAATAATTTTTTTCTCCAGATACACTTTGACTAATTTTTTGTCTGGCTTCATCACTATGTTTATAGCCCCGTATTCCGTCTCCGCCTTTTGTCTGATTATATCCATTATAAAACGAATCATTTTTTGCTATCCAATAAATTTCTTTGATATTTAATTCGTCTTCGTTACACACTTCAATAATACTAAATTCAAAATTATCTTCGCCATACTTGTCCCATGAGCGTTGCAAATGTTTATTATAGTGACATTGACTAGACAACTCATTCAGATGTCTTTTCCATCTGTTATAAATATCAATTGCCTGACCAATATAAACTTCATTACTGATTTTATTTTTAATCATATAAATTCCACAAATTTTATCCTCCATTGAGTTTCACCTCCTTGATAAATAATTTTTCTACATCTTTCAACGTAGCATAGACTATATCATTCACCATATTTACTTTCTCTGTAAACTTAGGAGTCCTTCACTTCGGGGGACTTCCCCCTAACGGCATTTCAGCCGATAGTCGTTGAACCTTTTTCAGCATTCATATTATATTTCAATAATTTTGTGTTGTAAATTTACAAAATTACCAAAATAAATACTGAAACTTGGCTGCTGATTGTCCAATCTGTCTACTTTTCAAGCATTCACGCTCGGCCTTACAGCCCACGTTGTAGCAAGACAGCTCTAAGGAGTTTCCAGCAATTCGAAGGAATACACTATGTCGTTTCCAATCATAGCGAACTGTGAGCAAAATATTGCCACAATTTTTCTTCTTTTCCACCAAAAAGTTGATGGGTAAGAGTCACAGAATTAACCTGTGGCTCTAACCATTCACAAACCATAAGTATCGCAAGAATTTCAATCTCTTCATCAACCAAATCAACATTAAAAACTTCCAACTCATCATCTCTGTCAGTTAAATCAGATGCACATTTTCTAAATTTAGAAATTGAACTATTTAACCAACCACGAAGCATAAGTCGGAAGTCATCATCAGGCAAAAAGGCTAAGTCATAATCAGTCAACTTAGCCAATGCCCTGTCATAAATTTTTTCATATGGAGTTGCCATAAATGGTCACCTCCGTTTTACTGAATCATCATCATTAATTCTGTGCCAAGATGCTCATCCATTGCCTTAATAATTCTTAGGTCATAAAGAGAGCCATCCTTAATGCCTGAATATGCCATGTTTTGAACAGTTGTCTTCATTCCATCTGGGAGTCTCTTTAACTGAGATACAAATTGTCTCAAAGGCAGCTTAAACATTGCCTTCAAATCAACTTCCTCAAGCTCATCATAAAGCTTGCCAAGGTCTGCTTTCCACTCTTCACGAATATCCTCATCTTCAATGATAATCATTGGCTCATACAAATAAGGAGAATGTAGCGCTTTCCAAGACACAAGATCTTGATACTCAACATCTCTATAGTCTCCTTCATTTGCCCAGCTATAAGGCATACGAGTCTTTGGGCCAATCAATCTAAGTTCCCCAAAACGAACACTTCTACATGGAATTAGTTCACTTGGGTCATGCTTAGGCTTATTTACCTTCTTAGGCTTTGGAGCTTCCTGAACTTTTTCAATTAACTCATCCATAACTTCATCATCAACAACTGTTGCCTTTTTTGTGTTTCCCATAATAAATTTCTCCTTTTATATCCTTGTATAATTAAATTAGATGATTTCCCAAACGCCAAAGACTGTGTTTAGAATAACAGCGATACCCATCTTGAAGAGCATCTCGTATTCGTAGCTCATGTCTCTGTTGGTGTCCTTGTCGGTAACCTGAGAAATCTGAGTGTCACCCTCGTTAACAACCTTAATAAACTTGTTAGCAACGTCGGTAGGAATGATGTATAGTCTGTCAGTGTCTAGCATGTACTCGACAGAAGCGCTGTTGATAGAAGCGCCACGCTTTAGACCCTGACCAATCTCAGCAACCTTGAAGCCTTCCCAGTTACCTAGAACACCACCATTGCTATAGTACTCCTGCTTAACGCTCTCAGGAGCCCAGTTTACATCAGCCATAGCACTTAGAGAAGATAGAGCGGAACGAGCACCAAAAATGGTAACCTCAGAACCAGTAGCCATAGAAATGTCCTGGCATAGCTTAACTAGAGTGGCCTTGTTAGCAGTATCTAGAGCACCAGACTTAACCCAGTTAGCGCCTAGATTGTCCTTTGCACCTCTTAGAGAAGCATATAGAGCATCATATAGATAACGGTTGACGGCCTCGGAAACCTTCATAACGAAGCTTGCCCAGTCCTCAGCGCCAGTTAGAACTCTTTCAAAGTCGCTGTAGATCTTTAAGCCGAACCACTCAGTGGTAACAGCAAAGTGACGGCCAGCGCCTAGTCTCTGACGAATCATGTTGTGATGGTTGCCAGAAACCTTAGATACGCTTAGAATGGAGTCGTCACCAACATAGAAGTCGTTGGTATCACCCAGAGCTAGGTTCTTGGTGTCAACATACTCCATAAAGAAAGGATTGCTCATCCAACCAGTGATAATCATTTCCTCAACGGTTTCCTCAATGATAGTGAAAACTAGAGACTGATTAGCACGAATAGCTCTTCTAATCTGAGGGGCACGATCACCATCTTCAATACCTAGAGCGGCCTTGAACTTCTCAACAATCTTATCATTAGCTTCCTGAGCGGAATATTCTTTAACCTGCTTACGAGCAGCGTCAACTAGTAGTGCCTGGAAATTAGCAAACTGAGTTGCATCATCATTAAAAGCACTTCTTACAGTGTGATCAAATTTCATAAAATTAGCCATAATTAATATTTCCTCCTTTCGTTATATTACAATTAAGCTGCAGTGTAGCCAGCGTCTTCAGACCAAGTTACATCAGCGCCAATAGCAGGAACCTGACCGCCAAAAGCGTCAACAGAAACAGTGAAAACGTCATGCTTAACCATAGGATACATTCTTGCACGAGAGCCAGCTTCATTGTAATAGTTAAAAGTCTCCTGATAAATCTTTAGGAAGTCATTCTGCATTAACTCAGGATTGTGTACAAAATAAGCGTCACAATCTTCCTGCATCTCAAAACGAACCATAGTTTGGTTCATGTTGTAAACAATTTCAATTACCTTCGCCTTAAACTCACCAGAGAAAGCACCAACAGTGTAGTACTCGCCCTCTTTGTAATCACCAATAGCGACTAACTCGCCATTATCACGATCTTTGTCCATCTCACCAGATAGAATGTGTCCAGTGCCATAAACAGCGGCAACACGAGAGATCTCGGCTACCCAGTGTCTATTCATTAAATCCTGTGCCATAATTTATTTCCTCCTTATAAATTTTTAATCAAAATAAATCCCCATAGGGCTTCTTGTTTGTCTCATCAACAGTAGAGACGCTAAATACCATAGCGGTTTTCTTTTCTCCGCCATTTTGTGCAGCAAAGTTCTTATGCTTTGCTTTTTCGTGCGCAGCGAATAACAAGTCGCACTTAACCTCAAGTTCATTAACAGAATACTTGTCCATATCAGACACTAGAGCCTTAAATTCATCAGTCTCAACAATTTCAGCATATTCTTCACGAGATAGCACTTCATTTTTTTGAGTCTGAATTTGATTGGCATCATAATTATCCTTAAATTCTTTTAGTGCAGAATAATTACTTCTCATATCCTCAATTTCAAGCTTCTCACTCTCAGTAAGTAGCATCATAAATACTTCTTGTCTTTCGCCACTTAAAGAAACATCTTCACCATCAACAGAATATCCCTGCTTGTAGAACTTTCCATTACACCAACCCTGCATAATGAAATAAGAGTTATAAACTTCATAAATTCCATACCACTCATTATCTGCTTCTTCATAAATACCAATTAAATTATATAATGCATAGCGAATGTCATCATGGGATAGTTCAACAGAGAAGGTCTTAGTAAACTTCTCTTCTGCTGGGGTTTCGTCACCATCATCAGATTCGGAAGAATTCTCAATTACAGTTTCCTCTTCCTCGGCAACAACTTCAACTTCCTCTGTCTCAACCTCTTCGGTTTCAACTTCTTCAGTTTCCTCGAAAGCCTCCTTGAATTTTGCCTCTAGCTCTTCATCAGTAAGACCCTCTACTTCGAAAGTAATATCCTCAGTAGTCTTATTGTATTGTGCTAAAAGCTCCTCAAACTTGTTCATCTCTTCGTCTCCTCCTTCCTCTTCAGATTGTTTTATATTAAAGTTAGATAAGGTAACATTTAGCTTATCTAAAACTTCAATCAATTTGTCTTGATATACAAATACAGGCTCTTTGTGACAGAAGTCAGAAATGTCTGCTCTTGAACCAAGCATACCTTCACCAATTTCATTACCATCTTCGTCGGAACCAAGTAAGGTAGTTCCACCAAAATAAAAGTCAATAAGGTCAAGATATTTTTCTTTTGCATTATACGAAAGCTCATTGATTACAAGCTCTGTACTAACTTTAGTACCATTCTTTCTACGAATGATGTCTGCTGCATCTGTATAATCTTCAGGGATAACTGCATATGCCATAACATATGTTTTGTCCATATCTTCATCGTACTCAAGCCATGGGTCATCTGCGGTAAAACAGCCAACCTGTTTTTCTAAATAAACAATCTGTGCTTCACCATCTTTGTCTTCAACCAGCTCCATATTATGGGCATAAAAATCCTTTGTACCATCTGGCAACTCATGAATATATGCAAGAATTGGTCGATACTTCAGTGTTGGCATTGCTTTTTCCATGTTTTCCTTAGAAATGTTTGAACCATTTCTATTGGTGTCTATATGACAATTCTTTAATTTAAGCTTTAACATCCCTGGCATATCATCATTTTGCTCTTTTGCAAAAAGTCCATTAGTTGTAACAACAATTGGTTTGCCAGCGTCTTTGGAACTGAAATTACAAGATACATTTTGTTCAACAAAAAACTTATATAAGTTATCAAGTGTCATAATTTTCTTAGCCATATTCGTCCTCCTTTCTTTCAAGGATTATTACAAACTCCCAATATGAGAGATTATAAACTTAGAACATTTGAATAAACCATTTTACCCTTTTCCACGCCTGCGAAATTGAGCTTTTTTTGGTCATTCTGAAATGTATATGTGCCTCCAATTTGAGACAATAAAATAAAGCCAGCCGCAATTAATTTATCAGCAGTTGACTTGTCATTAACAATAATAAATTTCTTGTTCATTTATATCACCCTTGTATGTTACTTTTTGTCTCTAGTTGCAACACCGTCAGAAGAGATGTCTGTATCATCTTTTACAGGCGCACCATCTGAGCCATCACCATTTTCTAGATCACCATTTTGTGTGTTGGAACTTACTAATGGGCTTATCCAGTCCGTAACGCCAAGTCCAAGCGCAGTCTCCATAAATGCCATACCACGTTCCTTCATTGGTGTAACATTCAACAAAGAAGCATACTCTAACTTAACAGGCATACCATACTGGCCTGCTTCTTTTAAGGTTTTAATTCTGTCTTCAACAAAATAAGGACTGACATCACTAAATTCAACTATAAAGTTTTCAATTCCATGATTGTTTTTTAAATATAGGTTTATCCATGCATTAATTTGCTCAATTGGTCTCATTGCATCAATACACTCAACCATCATTGCTTTCTTAAAAGCTTCGCTATGAGTAATTCTATTAGAATTCAAAACAATGCTACCATTTGTCTCAATTAAGTTCTGATAAGCCTTATTTAAGGTGTTTGTCTCCTCAGCTGCGGAATTAGTATTAAAATCAATAACATCTAAATCCATTGGAGATAGCGCAAAATTAACTCCATCTGGAGCTGCAGCCACTAGTTTTTTAAAGAACTCATTTGCTAGATTTAAGTCAATTGCAAAATCATCAACATCTTTAGATCCGCTAATAGTAGGAATCTTTGCCCAAATCATCTTATAGGCTCCAAGCTCATCTACAACATTTTGGACTGCCTGCATATCTTCTAAGTTGATAATTTCCTCCAATAATCCACTAAAAGGAACAATTGGGTAATCTAAATTGTCAATATTAATTTTCCATCCAAAAGCCTTTTCAACTGGAAGTTCTTTCCACTTGATGTTATCACTTTCATATTGCCTATACAGCTTCTGGAATTCCTTGTCAAAATACTCTAAATCATCTGGATATGTTCTAAAATAGCTCATGTCATAAGCTACATGTAGAACACCACTATGAAAATCTGCCCCGTAAATACGGCAATAGTCTGGGTCTAGTGGATGGATATAAAATCCTTCATCTCCACTTGGGTCTCCATATACATATCCATATACAACGTCATGTCTCCATGCTCTTAGCATCAATTTTAATATTTGAGCCTCCATATGCATGTTTGTAACAATGCGACAAACATTTTCATAGTCTTGCTTAATTGCCTCTATATCATTTTCTTCTGATATACTAAGCAAAGGATATGCCACCCATGACTTACAAGTAATCTGCTCGGCCTTATATTTAACCATTCTTTTATAAACATGAGAAATGTTATATAAGAAATCACTCAGTTTTCTAAGGTTTTTTTGGTTTGTTTCGGTAGAAGGGGCCTTTAGATATGATCTTAAATTTTCTTTGCTATATGTACTTGAAGTCATGTTTTTATTCTTTTCAAGATTAATCAACTGCAAAGCGCCCTTTAATGCATCAAACGCCTCTCGCTGTTGCTCTAATTTAGACAAATATTCAATTTTTTCTTTTGTGGTTCTTTCAGGCATCAGCATTTACCTCCCTTCTAACCAAAAAATTTATCTAATTCTTTTCCCTTTGTAACAGGGAGCATGTTTACGACATCTAAGTTATTTGATTTCTTTTTGCTTCTAATGTTTGACATACGCTTTTCATGAAGATGATAGCAACACATAATGTAAGTGTAAGCACGGTCATCATGAAGCTTTCCTTCTTTTTCTGGAATTAGCTCAAATGAGTCTTTTCCAGAATCACGCTTAATACGTCTCATATTAACAAGCTCTTCTTTTAGAGCATCAATATTTGCTAAAGCAATCTCTTGATATGGGTCAAGCTTTACCATTTTAGTTTTAACAACTGCTGATTTCTTTAACTCTTCTTTTAATCGAATAGCAAATTCTTCATCAGATATTTTTTCTTTTTTTAGTCTCTCTTCTATTTCTTTCTTTATCTTCGCCGTTTCTGCATCATCTGTTTGAAATATAGTTAAATATCCCTTATTATCATATTCTGCAGTAAAATCAACAAGATTACTATTTGTTACTTCGATTGCACATTCATACATAATAGACTTAAACTTACTAGGCTCAATAAGTTTAACCTTATCAACCGCATTTGGATATTTTTTTGTATATCCTGTTGCAAGCTGTCTATCTAATTCTTTATCAATTAATCCACGATGAGTTTTTCCTTTTGAGTCTGTCCAATCTTGCATCAACATGTCTGCAATAACCTTACCTGCACCACCAGCACCAGCATCAATTAAAACAGCTTCAATATTGCTATAGCCAAGAGCACTGCCATTATAATCCAATATAACCTGTCTTAAATAATCAACCTGATCTGGAGTTTGCATAGGGGCACGTCGTTTATTACTAATGTCAATCATATTTATACAATTTACAATCCTGCCCCTATATTCACCGTCATCGTCTTGATAAATTTCCATAACAGTAATAATACTATTATCTCTACTTCTAGCAGGGTCGTAACAAATAACAAATTTTTTCTTGTTTGTGTCATTATATAAAAGCGGCACTCTTGTCTCACTATTTCTAGTTATAACACCACGTCTAATAATTGCCTCGTTACCTGCATCGGAAGTAAATTCACAATAATATTCTCTTCTTGCCTTCTCTGGGTTTGTCCTAACCGCAGTTTCTATATCACTCTTTTTTAAAAGAGCATTAACCACTTCGCCATGAATGGTGGGCTTTAATACTATGTCACAACTAACTTGTACAACACAATAATCTCTATCTCCCATTAATTGGCGTTTTGCAAATTCTCTATACAACCTATAAAATTTAGTATCTGTGCTTGACGCAGAACTAATATAAAATTTCTGATTCGGTATGTTGGTAGCAAAAGTACGCAATCTAATTGGGTCAATCATTTTACCATTTCTATCTTTACCAGATGCGAAGCCTTTGTTAACAGCAGCGAATGCGCCATAAACTTCAAGCATTTCTTCTGACAAGAAACCACACTCATCAAAAATAACATTGCCACGCATACCTCTTTTTTTATCAATATTAGAGTTTAGCGTCTGAGTAAAAGAGCCATTATACAAACTATACCTAAAACCATTGTTGCCGTGACTAAATCCATCACCAGCAGCATTATTAATTTCAACTTCATTTTTAAATATATAACCTGTAGAATTTCTCATTTCATCAATGCCGTCATTTGCTATGCGTTCAAGCGTAATAAATGTCTGCTCTGCTTGGCTACCTGAACCTGATGCTATATAAGACCAAACATTGCAGAATAGCATGTCTTTCGCCATAAGCATCAAGTCAATAACAGTACTTTTACCAAATGCACGACTTGCAAGCACCATTACATTTGGACAATTCCAAGTTCTTGCAACAATATAAGCCTGCGCATCAAGAAGTGTAATATTAAAAAAATCATCAATAAACCTAACAGGATTACATTGATAATACTTTTGTATTTTTGAGATGTTTATTAAAGATTCTAGCTTTCTATCAGACATTGCATAAACACCAGGTTTTACATAAACTACAGTGTCATCATTAAAAATCGACAACAAATCATCATCATTTATGTTTTCAACAATTTGAAACCGAGGTTTATTCATCATCTGTAGCCTCCTCGTCATTTGTAACTGTAGCTCCAAGTGGCGAGAACAATTCTTTCAAATCTTTTAAAGCTTCTGTATCTAATAAGTCATTGTCTTCCAATGTGTCTCTTAAATCGAGATTTTCTCTAAGCAGAATCCTATTTACCTCTTTATAAACATCACGTTCTTTTTGTAGATCAACAATAATTTGTCTTTGGTCTGCAACCATATCAGACCACTCTGACTCATCTAGACGCAACTGCTTCATAATAGAAGCATCGCTCAACTCAAGTACTTGCTGCATGCCCCTGCAAGTACCTATGTCAAATCCATTAACTTCTGCATCTCTAAGATCCATGTCCTTAAGCTTTTTAATTTTACCAGTCCATGTGTTTTCTCCCTTAGATGCATTTTTATTATGTTTTAAACTTAAACAACTTTGTTCTGCTAACTGAGAAATAGTAGAGCTGATTTTTTGCTTAGAATCTAATAACGCTTTAATCTCTCCAGTCTTGCCATCCTTGCCGATATTTTTCATTGCAGAAGAAAGCATATCATCCAATTTCGCTTGCTGTAAAAATCCACGAACAATCGTAATAGCAGAACTAGTTCTCATCATATCTTCATTGTCGCCGCCAAGGTCTAAATATCCAACCAACTGAGAGTAGAGCAATGGCTTATCTCCCTCTGCCTCACTACCAAATGGGTCATATCCAAGTAAACGAATAACACTATTTTTATTCTTAAGATATTCACTATATACTTCTTGGTCTTTAGGGATTTCTTTATCTTCCGAGGCTTCGCTAACTATCTCATGGAACTCTGCTGGGTTTTCTTCTGCTTTTGTCTTAGCTTGATATGTTGCGAACAAATCTCCATCACGCCAACGCATTCCTCTATATTGATGCATACCAATATTTTTAATATAAGCTGCCCAAACATTAGTTTTTCTTTTCTCAGAATTGGGGTTATTGACTTCTAAATAGCTTGCCTCATATATATCTTCAAGCCAAGGCTTATCAAGACGCTCAAGCGCATCTTGAATAGATGCTTTTGTACAATCACCAAATTGTTGTTCTTGTTCATTCCAATTTCGAGCAATCTTTTCTGCACAAGTCTTGCACATATGAGTAATTCCTGTTAGTACCAGTGGATCAGAGCTCATATAAAAACTTGTTTTAACCTTCTCTTTATTGCAGTACGGACAAAGATATAAACGATCTTCATCTTCTTTTACAACCTTCTTTTTTTTTGACGTAGAAGTCTTACTTCGCCCAGCCCCCATAGACTTACTTGCCATGTCACTCTACCTCCCTTCGTTGAATTTTATAATAGAAAAAGCAGTGGTTACTCAACCACTGCTTCCTTTTTAGATTCCTTAATTTCTTCATTTATTTGTGAGAACGCTGCCTCAAACTCAGGAGTTCTCTTGAAGACAAATACTGTCTTGTCCTTGTTTGTTCTGTCTGCCTTAATATCAGCAATTGGGATGCCCATCTTTAAAAGCTTTCTAGCAACACCCGCATTAAACACGAGCTTAAATTCCTTGTTTATATTTTCCATTTTTGTTTTTCCTCCAATAATTTTGTATTGTTTAGTTTAAAATAATCTTTTCAGTTCCAGTGTGTCCATACACAGAATCAAAAATATAAATATTGCATGCTGCCTTAGAACTATATCCAAGCTTATTAAATGCGAAAGGATCTGTTCCTTGGAAAGACGGACACAGTAAAACCTCTGTGTCATATTGTTCATTTGCACAACCAGGAACAACCTTTCCATTATGATAATGCCCCATAAAAATATAATCAATAAGCTTGCGATGCTTAACGCTCATATCTTTTAGAGCAGAATCTATATTCTTTACAGTATGTCCGTGCATAGCAATAATATTAAAATTAAAAATAGGTACATCAATCTCATCGTGTCCAAAATTTAAATGAATATTAACAAGAGGGTTGTTAGAAAGCATATCTTTAATATAATTTCCGATAATATATTCAACATCCTCTGTTGCAATTTCACTTGCTTTTGTGCCAAGTGGACGTGTTTGTGAATGATTGCCAGAAGGGGCGTGATAATATTCTACATTACACACAGAAGACAATTCATTCAAGAAAATGGCAATCAGTCTTGACACCACAACAACCGCTTCAACAACGCTTGTTTCATTAAGCTGTAAATCAGACACTCTAAGAATTCCCTGTACTGTATCAGCCAATTCCACAACATGCAATTTATCAACATTATTTTCAAGTACAAAGCGTTTTGTGTACTCTAATAGCTTATGAAAACGAGATTCACATTCTACAAGAGAGTAATTATTGCCTATAATATTAAAGTTTGCTCCAGCATGAATGTCAGCTAGTGTTAAAACATATTCTTTATCACTAGCTTTTTTACCACCAATGCCATATCCTGTGTCTAAAATATTGGGCATTGGTAGTGTTTTAATTGTGTCTCTAATATTCTCATAAAACAGCTCAAAACGGCTTTCTTGTCTTAAATTTCTAGTAGCTTCTACTTTTGTTGCATAGATTTTTTGTCTTTCTTTCTCTAATTCTCTGCGTTCTTCTTGAATTTTCTTCAAATATTCATTATCAGTGAAGACCTGCTTCTCACATGCCTTCAGTCCATTCTGGAACATCTGATACTTCTTTCGATATGCAGATTCGGTAAAATTATTATCAAGAGCCTGATTGATAATATCAGCAATCTCTTGCCATGTCATACCAGATGAGTCTTTCATTGAGCAAATTCTATAGATATATTGCTCCTCATTCTCTTCTTGGGGTCTAAAATCCATATTATTCATAACTATCAAGCTCCTCGTCTATTTCTTCATCCAACTCAAGCTTATTAATCCTCTGTCTAAATGATTGTTTAAACTGGCAGTATGGAATTAATTTTTCTGGAGTAATAATTTTATCCCTATTTCTAGGGTCATAACTTTGACGCTCAGGAACTTTCTTTGCGCCAAGCCTCCATCCTGAAAAAAGGCGCATTTCTGAAGGTTCATCGTAATCAGCAGTATTCATATTTTCTATAATAATATCATCAAGCGCATCTAAAAGCTCTTGAATATTCTTTTTATAAAAACCTGTACGCTCTTTTAACTCAGCAATAATATCATCTTGCTTCATATATCTACTTATCATTTCCTGTAATCACCCAACTTTCTTGTTATTTTTATTCATAACACTCTGCATAAGCAACCGTTAAAGAGCATTCCTTTCCACTAAAATCATCAAGTAGGTCAGAAACCTGAATTAGCTCTCCAGTTTCTTCGTTCTCTACAGAAATAACTCCATTTTCAATATAAAGAATGCCTTTTGCAGAAACAGTATACTTTTTATTAATCTTTGACATGTTTTTGTCCTTCTTTCTCTTATTACTCAATAAGCTCATCTGCAAATTGACTTACCCATCCACGATGATTTATAGTTAATTCACAGATTTGACAATGCTCGTGGCCTCTAAAATGCTCAATATATTTGCTAAAACCACTAGAAGACTTATCTTCTAAGTCACATTGTTGGTCATGGCCAACAACAATAATTTTACAATCATCAGAGCATCTAGTAAGCGTTTTTTTAAGGTCTGAAACTGTATAATTTTGTGATTCATCTAAAATTATCACTTTATGCTTTAAATTTGTTCCACGCAAAAATGTATGTGTCAGTAATGTAACATAAGCATCTCCATATTTTTGATTAACCATCGAATCAGAATTAACACAAACATTTGGATTCATGTTACATTCAATCATTGCCTGGTATGCAGGCTCAAAATACACTTCACTTTTTTCAGTGATAGACCCAGGAAGATATCCTTGGGTCTTTTCACCATAAGCAGAACATATATATACAATCCCATCATATTGATTGTGCTTTACTAAAATATCAGCTGTCCCCATAGCTAAAGTGGTTTTACCTGTACCAGCTCTTGCATTACAAAACACAATTGTATTGTCAGGATTTAAAATTGCATTTACAAACTTCTTCTGATCTTCGTCTAAAGTTAAATTATAAAAAGGTCGGTCATCAATAATTCTTGGTACCTCACCATAATCTTCTATCATTGTTTTTTTCTTTGCCGCCATACAAAGGCCCCCCTTGTTTTAAAAAAGAATATCAAAATCTGTTACAATTTCATCAATGACTCCATATTTTAAACAGTCATTCTCATCCATATATAAATCACTTGATGCCTTCTTCTTCCACATTTTAGGGTCAATCTTTGAATGAGATAGTAAGAAATCTCTTAGCTTGTTATCTAAAGCGTCAAAATGCTTCTTGGTAGACTCTACCACACTTTGCTCTCCTCCAAGATACAAACTACCACGATGAAACATGGTTTGAGTTCCAGGAAGACAATATCTCTTATGTCCTGCAACTAGCATTTCTGCCGCAGCTGAATATGCATATGAAATATTAATAGTATACACTGGTGTTTTAGAACATTGAATAGCCTGAATAATAGACCACAATGTCACTACATCTCCACCAGGAGAAGAAATATAAACCTTAATTGGCTTACGTTCCTCAATTGGCTTACCTTTGTCTTCTTTGTTGCATTTTAAAATCATATTAACAAGTGCCAAATCACAATCTCTCAACTCATGATTTAAACGATAAATTCTATCTTGCTCGTCAAGATAAAAATCTCTTAAATCAGGGTCTGGGAGTTGTAGATTTGCTATGGCTTCTGGGAAGCCCACCATTATATCATTCATAAAATCATCCATGTTTTATCCTCCTGCTTTTTCGTATTATTTTAATTTTGAAAGAAATAGTTATTATTTTCTTTTCATTGTAGGGGCAATTTTGCTTAAGTGTAGTTTTTAAAATGATTTACTATAATTTTGTACTGTTAGAAACATACAAAACAACTGACCACATGTTATTATTTTTCCCTTAACTTTCTCATTGTTTCTGTTTTTTTATTACGTCTATATACTTGATAACATCCATCACACATTGTCTTTGTCATATTTCTAGAATCAACATAAAATATATTTCCACAAGCACAAGTTTTTTGGACATCCCCTTTAGGCTCATACTTAGGAGCACACTTTTTACAATAAAGCTGGTTGCCTGTTTTTTTTGTTTTAAATAACAAGCCGCAATTCTTACACTCTTTATATCCGCCGTTCTTCCAATTCATATAAGTAAAAGCAAGCTCTTTGTAATTATTCTCGGTTAGAACAATCTCTGCAGTATCATTTTCGTCAGATACGTAAAGTAGTTTTTTATGAGTTGCTGTTGGATTAATATTAATCTCTACCAATCCTTTTTTGTATAAAAAGTGTAAAAACAAACTGCGTTCTCTAATCGGCATTGTAACACGAGCTAATCTATATAAATCACTATTGCTTAAATAAGAAAGGTTGAGTTGTTTTTGTTTACATGCATTATCATACTTTGCGTCTGCCAACAATATAAACGCCAATTTTTCTTGTCTAATATCATTTAAAGATTTAATAAGTTCAAGCTCTGACTTGGTGATGATAACATATTGAATATTTTTCCATACACTTTTAGATGCATCTCTAATACATCCTTTAATATCAGAGTATGAGCCAACTTCAGAAAAATAAGAACAATTTTTATTCATATACTTAACAATGGCATTATAATTATCATCTTCATTTAGACCAACAACATAATGATTATACCTCGCTAGCTTTTTAATTGTTCTATTAATATTAACTTCATCAACGATGCCATTTTCCATCATATCCTCAATATGAGCTCTTTCATCAAAAATATATTCTTTCATTCTTCATCACCACCAAGTACTTTAAGTTTTGTCATAATAAAATTATAACCACAGCATTCGAACTCTCCATTATCATCCACTCGTTTTGGATAATACAAATTGTTATTATTCTTTTTTAATAGATTTTCAATAATTGTATTGCCGCATAAAGTCCAAACAATCTCTTTGTCCGCACGTCCAGAGTAGCAAATGTCTATAAGTATGTCACATAACTCATATTTATTGGGGCATATCTCAGAACAACGCTCAGAAAAATAATCAATAATCTGTTCCTTACTGTTAAGGTCATCAACATCTGTATAAAACTCTGAGTTATGTTTTTTCCCAAAGTCGCCCATCTTTCTTTTATACCATTTGTATAATTCTAAAATTTCATGATAACTAGATGTAGAATAATAACGACCAGATTTTAACATTGAGTAATCAAATTTTTCATGAGGAGTTGCGGCTAAATCATCAAACTCTTTTTCAATCATCCAACAAATCTTGTTCATAACAGAAGGAGACATGTCAATTGGGTTTTTGTCGCTAGCCCATTTTACAAATTTGCTCTCATCTTCTGTTTGATTCTTTTTATCTTTTAGCTCTGCAAATGTTTTAGTAAACAATGATTGAGATTTGTTTTCAACATTGGCCATATATGAGTCATATTCATTTTTTAAAGACTGATAATTATATATAAAAAAGTATGGCTTTTTGCTAGCACAAATAGTTTGATAAAATCTCTTATGCTCTGCAACATCTTCAGAATCTTCCTCTGATACTCTGTTTTCAGAAGCAATATACCAAGATTTTGGCATTGGATTTGACACAATGCCTTTTGCTTTCCTTTATACCCTCGGTTTCCCGATATTTATTAAGGGAGTAGACTATATCATCACCCTAGATTTTTGGGTGCGTGGCGCTTCCAAATAGGGACTTTCACCCTAAATGTACTTCCTTTCGGAATAGTCGTTGCACGTTCCTAAATAATTAGGCTTCGCACTGGATTTTCATATATATATGTGTATAATAAATTAAATGCTCGTCCATCTTTTATAATTACAAATGTCACTAATACATTGTGGCGTAACATTGTATTTTGCCGCAAGGTCAGCATATGTTGTACCTTTATTTTTTCTTTCTTCCCTGATACTTATAACGTCATCTTTGGTTAACTTTTTTGGATGTTCAAGACAGTATTTCTGCTGAGCCTCTCTATCATGTTGTTTTCCTATTTCACTCATTGGCTTATACTTTTTGCCAATATGGGAATCTCTCATTCTTTTCTTTGTTTCTTCTGAGTGAGTTCTACCCAACATGTTGACTCTATTTTTTTCTCCAATTTTCTTCTTTGTCTCTTCAGACAACTGTTTTCCCAAATTGTAACCACCATCTCCGCCATCGTGGAAATTGTATGCTAAACCTTTGTCTTTATAATACTTGATCCAATAAACTTCTCTTTCGTTTAATAATTCCACTACACAATCTTCAATAACAAAAAACTCAAAACTGTCTTCTCCATACTTGTTCCATGCCTTCTGTAAGTGTGTATTATCATGCTTATTACCTCTGAGTAATGCCTTGTGATTATCCCACCTATCTCCGAAGTTCATGCCAGTTTTTCCAACATATATTTTATTATTAATTATATTCTTGATTCCATAAATACCAATACGAGAATATATCTTATCATCTCTTTCAACCACATTCCCCACCTCCTTTCTTTAATTCAATAATTTTGTATTGTTACACATATACTTAGAATTCCCAGTTAGCCAATTCATTCATACTCATTTCCTAGTATTACTAACGTTGAATTGACACCTTGCATTTACAAGTTCACCACGTTATTCAATACATATTACTATGTAAGGCGACCAATTGATCGATTTCAGCTTGCTGTTGTGCTTGCCCACACTGAGTTCTATATCTTAAAGTCTCATACTCTTTGCTGTCGTGTTCATAATTTGCCATTAAAGAAGTCATTGCGGTAATTCTATTGGTGATTGAACCAATTTTACTACCAAAACCTCGTTTATTTGCTAAAATAACATCATCTTCTGATGCACAAATTTTTGACGCATTATATTGAATACAATTAAGTGCTGGAAGCTGCTTGTGATTTCTAAGAAGCACTTCATTGTCTGTTGTAAATAAAAGGTCTCCGTCAAAATCAAAACCATTAAGTGCTGCAGGCATTGTATCAAAACTATTTACTACAACACATGTGTCTATATATCTAAACCAATATGCTGCATCTTCTGAATATGAAATATTCTGCGCTACAATTGAGTGAGCATTTGACATTGGCGCTCTATAACATGTAACTCTCTTTACACCCTTATCACACCAATACTTGCTATAAATCTCTCCCGCTTTTAGTACCCCCTGTGGCTCAATACCAAACATGCTTTCACATAAGCATACTAAATCTCCAGAAAGGATCTGAAAGTTTCCATATACATCGAGTACACCAATTTTGGCATCACATATTCTGCGCTGAATCATTTTTTGAATTTTAGAGTATATATACGGATCATCTATCATGTTTTTGTTAATCATTAATGCTTTTGCTGCGCAATCAACATAAGGAATATTTTCCTCATTCAGCTTTGAGCCAGACAGATACACAATGCTCTTTTTATAATCAAATCTCATAATATCTTTAATTTCATCAACAGTTTTAGAAATTAAGCTACGTATATCATCATCATTAAGTTCATATGGCTGAATAAATTGATAATTTAACTGACGCACATCATCTACTTCATGTGGAGCTGTTTTTGCAACACGCATGGTATAATGATTTTTGATACAGCAATTATAATAATCTTCCCAACTACTATAATTATTCCAAAGCTTCAGTTGACCCTCTGTTAAAATTAATTCAGATTCTCTTATGTCTCTTTCATGGCCCCAAACGTCAGTTATAATATAAGAGCCAATATTCTTTTCTGCCCATTCAATATAATCAAACGTGAACGTCATTCCCTTTGTCCACGCACATCTTAAGTTGCAGCCGCTTATTGTATGCTCAAAATCACCATTTAGTTCACCATTCCATCTCTTAGATAATGATGGAAGCATCATAGAACATCCATCAGACGCATTGTTAGTTACATCTTGCATTGGCGCAAACTCAACGACTGGTTCTTTTGATACGTCACTATCATCAATATTAATCAAATCTGATTTAAATTTTGTGAACGCATCTTTGATTACAATTATTCCATTTGGCCAGCTTACAGGGATTGACGCACTGGAACATAATGCTTCATATGCACCCAACTTTGCTGGCACCAATTTCACACTTGTATCTCGACCATTTTCAATGCGCTTTTTTAGTTCATCCCTCAGTCTGACGCTTGTATATACTACAGTTGCTGTTTTAACACCATTTGTAGTAGTTAGTAGCCTTTTATATTCAATGCCATTTATTTTGAAGCCTTTATTTGCCCTATCATAGTCACTTTTCTTGTCCATTATGACACAAACATAATCTTCTCTAAATTGAACTCTATAAAGCTCTTTATATAACTCTTTGATCTTATTTTTGTTCTCAACAGTGCTTTTTTGCTTTTTGATAAACTTAATCTCTTTTTTTATTTCACGAGCAATAGAGTCGTAATTCTCTGTGCCATTTAGCTCATTAATCCAAGTTAAAATCTGAGAATCTGCCAAAGAAACTACAACACCAGGAGTCTGTCTCGCTTTTTCAATTGGAAGATTTAAGTCCCAATTATACTTGGCCAAAAAAGAGGAATGTAGTTTTAAGCAATACTGTTGAATTTTTTGCTGTTTTGCCATAGACGCTCACCTGCCAAGAAATTTTTTAAACACTAAAGATAATTCTAACGTCCTCTATAGTGCCTCCGTCTGGAATTAGCTCAATCAATCTAGGAACAGATACGTTACAGAAAAAATCACACACATCTCTCATTTTACATTTATCATATCTATATTCTACAAAATATCTACATTGCTGGCGCAAAGAGGGACGTGCAATAACCATATCCATAAAGAAAGGGCGCACAGCCATATTACCTCCTCCACGGAAAGGATTTTTGATAATACTGGTTGGCTCAATACCATCATTCTTCAGGCGCTTATATTGCCATTCTGAAATATAACCAAGCTCATAAACTTCCTTATCCCAATCAAAGTCTAAAATTTCTCTCAACGTTGACACATAAACTATTTGTCCACTTAGCAGCTTGTGGTTTTTACACTCTTCACTTGCACCTACATCAGGCTCTGAGATAATATTACCATAATAATAACTTGCCAAAAAAGCCGTCAACTCCATATTTCTCCCATCAAAAACTCTATCAGTCAGCTGACCTTCCATCTCTTCATAAGTGCTCACAAACTCTTTACCAACTTTGTGCCACTCGCCATTTTGCCTTACCTCTGCAAACATCACCATAAAATTCACCCCTTATTCTTTATATCTCTAGCAATACGCATACGGTCAGCTGCCGCAACCCTTTGTTCGTCTGATAAATTCATTGTCTTTGGAGGAGAGATTTTTAACCAGCTTTTTGGGATATTTGCACAAATGTGTCCCTCGTTTTCTTCTGGATAGCTAATAATTTGCACATCATTAGGGCGCTCTTTTGATAGCTTAATAATCTTATTAATCCATCGCTTTTCTCCTGAATAAAATGTGGCGCAATTATCTACGTTAAGATATTCTACACATGTTTCTCTGAAATCTGCCATAATTTTTACCCCCTAATAGTAAAGTCTATAAAATTGAGTTTATTTTTGATTTTAATACTCACTAGAGCAATTTATCATCCTATGGTATAAACGCATTAAATTGAATCGAATTTCTAATAGATAGCAATAGAAATTTAATAGAAGAGCTCTCCCTTAGAGTTTAAGATACTCTGTGGCATATATTTAACCTTAAAATCGTCACTAGGTAATCTGCGCTCTAAAATTTCACAAAGGATTTTAAGATCCTCTTCACGCTCTATTTTTTGGTCGTCTGACATTTCACCACAGTCTACCCAGCAACTCCAGGCCTCTATGTCTCTACGTATATCAGCAATTAGCTCTCTTGCCAAATCATCTCGATGCACTTCAATAGTTGTATATTCAACACTATCTTTGTTTGTAATGATATGAGTTTCATATAAATCAAAAACAATAATATAGTCCCATCCCTCTGCATCAAACTGGACGGCAACTGGCTTGCGCTCTCTGCATGCTTTTTCTAGCCCTTCAAGAAGGTCAAACGGCAAATCATAATAACAGTTGCTGCATCTATCAGACCAACTGCCAATGGTTATTCTGCTCCATCCATATTTAGGTGTCTTTAACATAAGTCATACCTCCAATACTTCATCTGACTTGTAGAATGCAATCCACTTGTCACGGTGCTTTTCAGCTTCTGGCCTTGTCTTATAACAGTTACCAAGTTTATAAAGTATGATGTCATTATTACTGTCACACCAACCTTTCCAAACCACACAACCATTGTTAGCTACAAAAAAGTAACAATCTTCGTTTGTTGGTTTCCAAGGTTTGTGTTTGATGGTATAATCTCCTTTTAACAAATGCTCAAGCACATAAGGCTTCCAACTAATCATATTAGATATATTATGATCTGGGATTTGTAGCCCATCATTTGTAAACATACCAATCGCATAACAAGACGAAAATGGCATAATTATTTCAAATTTTTCATTAAACTCAACTCCGAGCATCTTAGCAACTTCTGACATATAATTCATTTAAGAGTCCTCCTCTATACTTTCATCCATATAGTAATCACAGCTACTGCACTTGTAATAGTTTTTGCAGCCCCGTGTACAATCATCACAGTCGTCACGATACCAACAAGCCCATTCATTGTTGTTGACGCAGGTTTCCATGTAACATTTCATTATTTTTTCTCCTTAAATAAATCTTTTACCAGTTCATTAATGTAAAATGCTGGATGAATATAAGTTTGCTTTCCAGAGTCCATTTGGCGAAGTAATTCTTTTTGATATTCAAGCAACTTTATGCCAAAGACTTTCTCTACATATTGAACGATGTCGTAACTATTATCCATATATATTCCTCTTAAAACCAATCTTTTAAATGTTTTTAACTGGAACAATTAAAGCATTGACGGACAAATCTTTTGGATCCAAATATAGCTTTAAAGGTGCAAAGGTACAATCAGAGTATCTATCTAAATCTTCTTGCGTTAATTTTCTTTTGATATCTTCACTAAATTCATCCAAAGTGCAATACACATTTATGATTGGCATACCTTTCCAAGCACCCATAATTCCATCATTCATATATTTACCTCTCCTCTTAAAGTGTTAGTTTTAATACGTCCATGAAATAAATTCTTTGTACATATGGTCTGCAAAATTTTCTGCATCATCTTCACTTAAATCCCATCCATAGGTATTTTGCTGATGATGACGGTATTCATGAAATAGATTGGTAATAGTTGTATCTTTCACATCAGTCCAAGACAACTCTTCAAACGAATTTTTAAGTTCATTATAGTCTGCAAGCATAATAGTTTTTGTTTCCGTATTATAAACAGCGAACCCACAATTGTTTTTATCTGTGCCAACACAATCAAACCCATATAAAATTGACACATTTACATCTTCATCTTCTGGAAACTCTTTACAAAGAAAATCAATTGCATCTTGTAACCAATCTGGAATTACATTAATCATATTTATCACCTCTTAAAGCCATTCAGGTTTTGGAAATCTGTCTGTATATGTGATTTCTGTTCTTTCTTCAGAATCAATGTCATAAGCGTCATCCCAATACTTGAACAAATCTTCATCCTTTGGCAAGTAGCAGACGATAATTGCATAACTATCGTCTCCAGCAAATCCAGAACACCACCAAGGCATTTGAATATCTTTCATGTCAACTAAAGGTCTGCAATCATCTACTGCCTTTGTCTTAAATCTATACCACATTAATTCATTCATACTGTACCTCCTAAGATTTCATCAATACATGCATTGTATCCATATTCATAATCACCATCATAGTCTCTATCACAAACAACATTTCCCATGTCGCATTTTTCTGGAAGTGGCTTTAGTGGACACCAATCTTGCCTAAAGTCTTTGGGGTATGGATAATTAATTCCATATCTATTTGCCTTGCACGTCATGTCACTATAAAAATCACCAAATAAAGGGCATTCAGCGCAACTATTAGGGGTATTTATTACTAAGATTGATTTACTCATATTCTCACCTCAAATCAGTCTCTCAATTAAAAAATCAATTTTTTCTTCCAAGGACATGCTTTTTAATCTTTCTCTTATCATTTCCTTTTTATCAGTTATAGCCCAATATGGAGTAACGTCTTTGCCGATGTTTTCAGTTGTACAATAGTATATATAGTGTCTTTCTGTTATAGCATCATATGAATATGCAATATCTCCAGGAATGGCTTTGTTGTGAACGAAGTTGGCTAGCTCTCCTGGGAGCATGTAATAGTTTTTTGGATTTCTATGTTCGTTACTCATTTCAATTCCTCCAATTTCTTTTCTGCTTCTTCTCGTGTTAGAAAGCAAGACTCATTATATTCCTTTGCTGTTAATTTCCAAAAATCAAAAGTATTTTCCATATTTTCAATCCAAATATATATATTGTTATCAATAAACTGTATCTGTGAAACTCTTATCTGAATAACTCTTGTATTAGTAGAGTAAGCAATAACATATGCTTCATCACCTACAGAACAAGGAACAATTTTGCTTTGATCCATAAATGAATCACACACAGGTAAATTAGGGTCTATATAACAGCACACTTCAAAGTGAATACATTCAGTACATTTTTTCACAAACAACTTCCACCTCTCCACGCATGATGTAATATCCTTGCTTGTATTCTTCTGTGAATTGAATACAATTGCGGTTGAGTAGCTCTTTGGTAATCTCATTTGCCACATTCCGCTGTAGCCAATCTTGAGTTGCATTGTCACTCATGTACTCACATGGTATTTTTATTTGACCAACAATTCTCATAATATCACTCCTATAATTTTGTATTGTTATAATAATAATATATATAAATATATATAATATAATAATATATAATATAATAATTAAGCCTGGCGGCGCTTGAGCCAAAGTACGTAAGTACAAATAATAACATGAGCTTGCGCCAGCAAGCGAATGTTAAGCCGTCGGAGCTGTGCGGAGCGGCTCTCTTTATTATATAATACTCTTATTCTTACCCCCTATGGGGGTATTACCCTATTACCCCCTATGGGGGTATTGGAACCTAAATTTTAATGGCATTATGTTCGAGCAAATGATATGTGTTTTTACTGTAATGTGCATTATCTTCAGTTGAAATTTCTTTTGGGACTAAGTAGCCTTTTTCTATTAACTCTTCTACAGCTTTAGGATATGTCTTTTTAGTAAGAGTGGTATTCTCACAAATATCTTTGCTTGACATTGCCCAGGCTCTATCTTTGGAACGCACTAATAAATACATATAAAGCATATATGCATATGGGCTTAAGTTCTTTTGAGCGCATTGATTGAGCTGAAAGTCTATATAGTTGTTTCTATGCACTTTAATTATCTTTTGTTTGGGAGCAACATTTATACTATATGGTTCGCCAGTTTCAGTATAAAATTTCATGAACATTTATGCTTCCCTCCCTATAATTTCGTATTGTACTTCATTCTGAGCTGATTTTAACATAAAAAAATCAGTTTGTCAAGTAATAATTTATTTTATTTTTGAAGGTTATTGCAAAATAGGGGAATCGTAAAAATGAGGCTTTTCTGATTTTTATAATTAAAATTTGCTGCTTATGTTTTACGATTTAGTTAAATAAATTATGAGTGAAAAAGTAGGGATTTTAGATTGTGTAATATATAGTTTTAAATATTGGGGGTTGAGTATTGTTGCTGTAAAATGTGATTTTGCTGTTAGAGATATAGTATTAAATGTTAGTTTTATTTTGGGGGAATAAAGAAAAAATGGCATTGTTTTTTTAAATTTGATTATGCAAAAAATGCTTTAAAAAAATAGGGGAGAAGAGCGAATAAAATAAGGTCAAATTTTTTGGTTAGTGTATAAAAATACCTCATAAGAAGATCCTCAAAAATCAAATAGGGGCTTGCGGTTTTTAGCTCCCCCCATACCGTGCTAAATATGTATTTTGTACGGTTCTAAAAGGACAAAAAAACAAGGGGCTTTTTGCCCCTTGCTTTAATATATTTATGCTTTTTTTCTCTCTCTCTTTCCTTTAAAGTGTGCCACGCTTTCGGGGCGGGCTTTTGTGATTTTTTCTTGTATTGCTTGCAAATGCTTACTTATCGTTGTTTGATGCACTTTCAAAATCTCCGCAATTTGTGAAACGCTCATGCCCTTTGACCTATAATGCAATATCATTTTTTGCCTTTGGGTTAAATCCAAACTATCAACAATAGCCCAGTGCATAAAATAGTCAATCTCTGTTTCAATATCATAATACTGATTGACTTTAATATATAATCTATCCGCCGTTTCTTCCGCTGTCTCTCTGTTTCCGTCCTTGTCTCTTTGCCTTAAATCCTCTATATAACAGCTTTTCAAGTCGTGTTTTTGTCTATGCTGATAAATATATTTTCTAACTTCCACACAAGCCCATTGGAATAAATCACGGCTTTTAGTTTCTCCGTTCTTTAGTTTATAATCAATTCTGTCTGTTAAGCTGTGACCCTCCACGGCTATTTTCTCCCATAAATAAGAGTATGCCACTAAATAACAATCATAGCCGTCAGTAATAGTATGGGCTTTCCTGCTGTCCATAGTCACGGCAAGAGCAGGGTTATTTATTGCCTTTTGGTCACGATACAATCCCATTAGCATATCATTTACTTTTCTATCGTCCGTTGTCCAAACAATACGCTTTAGGGTTGAAATAGTGGCTTGCATTGCTTTTTGTTCAATAAATTGTTCAAGAGTAGGAACAAAACACAATTCTTTTTTCATAATTAAAAACCTCCATACATTTTAATAGTAAGCACAACAAGAGGGGCAGAAAAAATAGCAAGTGCAATAAACATTATAAGGCTTTCAAAAATAAAACCTTTTACCCTTGCAAGGGCTTTTTTGCGGTGCAGGGCTTTCCGCTCTGCATTAGTCAAGCGTTTTTTGTTGGTAGTGGGTTTTGTCATTTCAAACACTTCCTTTATTAAATTTTGTGTAATCTTAATTACACATTAAAAGGGGCAAGGGGCTTGCCCCCTCTATCTGTAATTAAAATTTCTTTCTTACTACAAAATCAATATAGGCAATATATTGATTTAGTTTTTTGCTTTCATAGTCTTGTATAAACTCTACATTTATATATGAGTAGCTTTCTTCACTATCCCATAAAAAATACTTTTTGCCGTTGCATATATCATTAAATGATATGTGGTTATTAACATAAGCAGGACTATTTAATTCTTCCTCTAACATTTCAAGAATTAAAGCGGTTTTTAATGAGTAGTTTTCTGCACATTCAAACAAGTCACTTTTTACAATTCTAAATTGGTATCTTGCTTTTGTTGTGGTAGTGGATAACATTTTATCAACCTCTTTTCAATAATATTGTATTGTGTGGGGGGATTTTTAAGTATATATCTCCCCACATCTATTATACCATAACAGTCAATAGCTTGTCAAGAAAAAATTTTAAACCTATATTACAAAAAATCAGCCCTTTTATGAGTTGTCATTTTACACAAAAAACAGCCCTAAAATTTGTAACATTTCACAACTCATAAAATGGGGCTTTTTTTGTACTTTAGTGTAGAGGTTAAAACCTCTCACGGCGGACAGCTTGACCGCCGTTTAAAGTTTCAAGCTGTACTGATAGAAACGGCGGTACAAATATCGTTTGACCTTTTGGAAGTTGTGGAGCAAACAATTTCCCTTGCAAATAGCTATTGCAAGATTTACGGCACAAATTTTTTAACGTGTGGGTAGTGGAAGAAAAGCCATGGATTTCTCGTACCTTTTGATTTTCGTTAGCCGTGCCGTATGCCGTCCAATTTGGCAAGCCTCCACGTGGCGGACGGTGGATAACCAACTAATTGCCAAGTATGCAGGGCTATGCTCTTGCAGGTCTACGGCACAGGGCTTTGTGTGTCGGGTATCCCATAACCAATATGGGCGGTGCTGGGTGCGTGAGAGTTAGGCTCACGGTTCAACTGGTGAATATCCCCAGAGGACTGCAACTTATGTCCTAATCACGGCTTGTGAGAATAGGTTGAAATGCTATGTAGTTATGGCGACTTATGCAAGATTTGTTGCCGTGTCGCAGAGTGTTCCAAGGAATATTTTGCATTATGGCACGGTCAAGGCTGGAGTATCCAAGGATATAAAGGTTAAACAATGACGGCATTTGTCAATATGATTATAGAGCGTTTGCACGATATGAGTTATTCCTTGTCTTTGGACAAGTTGTTTTTGTGGGCTATCGGGGCAACTCGATAGCCTACATTAAAGGGCTGTGCTGATTTTAAGGAGTGTGATATTTTATGACATTTTATAAAATCAGACATATTGCTGTAAAGCGTGATGGTGCAATTTTATTCGACATTGGAAAGTATGGCGAGGTTTATAAACACAATGACGGCAACTTTTATCTTGCCAAAAATGGCGACATTGTGACCCCTTTGTATGACAGTATCACTGGCGACCTTGTTGGATTTTGTGAGCTTGAAGTGACATTTGAGGATATGGACGAATAAATATTTTGCACAGCCTTTTAATGTGGGCTATCACCCACAAATAAAACACGTCCAAGGACGTTTGAAAAGGAGTAATTTATCATGGCAAAGAGAACACTTGCAACTATCGAGGCTGAAATCCGTAGCAACATTTCTGCTTTCAACGAGGCTTTTGCGGCCAAGGACTTCACGGCTATCGCAGAGGCTAACGCCAAGCAGGACGAGCTTGAAAAGGAGTATGCCGACCTCGCTGAGGTGGTATGCTATGCCAAGCTCAAGGAGAGCGACAATCCTATGCTTGAGGCCATCAAGACCTATGGTTACGATGTTATCAAGCATCGTGATGTTATCACCAAGGAGAAGATTGTCGTGGACGGCGAGGAGGCCGAGGTCTCTATCACCACTCGTGAGGTCGCTATCAAGGAGAAGCAGATTGACCTCATCAAGTTCGACAACTATGGCAATAAGACTGTGAGCGTCGATCCTATGTGGCGTTATGAGCTTCAGACCCTCAATCAGCTGTTCTGTATCCGTACCGCTCAGGATATGAGCATTGCTTTCCAGCCTCAGTCCTATTTTATGGACAAGGTGGCTCGTCGTATTGACAACGGTGAGACTCCCGTTTCCAATACGGCTATGCTCGAAGCTCTGCAGAAGCTCGTGGACATGATTGTCTATGAGAAGCAGGAGGACAAGGATGCTAACAAGTATCGTGCCAATTCCCGTGACGTTACTGCTATTCTGAAGCAGTACACCAAGTCTGGTAAGGGCAGACTGGGTATCGCTGTGGCTAAGCACAACTACTTTGCTCGTATCATCGGCAAGGTGCTGTACCGTATTGCCACTGGTGAGCAGTATACCCTGGAGTACAAGATTTCCAAGGACGCTTAATTGGTGTTGCTCAAGGGCATCAGGGCTATCCTGGTGCCCTTTATGGAGCATCAATGCTTTGCCCCATCTTGCTTGACATATTTGCGAGGCAGTATTATAATTGTATGTGAAAAAATCTATGTGGTAGTGGGTTTTTTTCATATGAAGAATGGGGATATGCGTTTCGGCGTATATCCCCATTTTTTGTTATCTTAAAGTCGGGGTGTTATCCACATGAAGAAGCGGTTTTTTTATGCACACGCTTTTATTGCGTTGCTATCACTTGGCTTCTTTGGCTGTCTCCTAATGTTGCAAATCGGTGGAGCTATCTCCAATGTGAAATTTGCTATTGCGATAGTTCTCACCATTACGGCAGGCTTTAACTCTGCTTATTGGGCTGACAAGTTTGAAGATAAAATCTAAGGGGAGTGGAGAGACCAATGGAAAGGGAAATTTTTATGGAGGCCGTTGACTTTATCTCCAGAGTTGAGCACATCGGCAAGGACTATGTGCAGGAGTTCTATTCTCCAACGGAAATCTTTGAGAAAGTCAGGCAGTATCGAGAAGAGCGTGAAGAGCGTATGGACGCTATTCGTGCTAACTGGTAAGCGAAAGCTAAAATTCATCATAGAAAGGAAATCAACTATGGAAAAGGCAAATGTAATCAAGGCTCTGGAGATATGCGATGACAATGGCTTTTGTGGGGATTGCCCATACTACGGCGTAGATAGCTGTAAAACAAAAATGCTCACCGACGCTGCCTCTATGCTCAAGGCAAACAAAGCTCCCAAGACAACTCGCTATCCTCTCGTCTACATCTACACCAAAACGGGAAATCTCTTGCCCTATTTTGACGGCAAGGCAATGTGCGTTGGCCGAAGCCAAGAGCAAGTCCAGAACCTCCGTAAATATTATGCCAAGGAAAGGGAAATCCAGCTCATTGCTATGTTCCGCTATGAGGGAAACAGGGTTTTCTGCAAAATCAAATGCCCTGTTAACCCCATTCCCACCAAGGGAGAGTTTGAAATTCCTTCTATCGGAGCACTTGTGGGCTTCCTTGCACAAGATGGTTGGTTCTACAAACAGACAATCAACCCTCGTATGTTCGAGTAAGCGAAACCTATATCAAACGCCCAAGGGAAACTTTGGGCGTTTTATTATGGGTTTTATTTAAATTAAAAAAGAAAGGGAGATATTCATGAAAGTTGTTATCAATACTTGTTTTGGCGGCTTCGGAGTAAGCGAAAACTTCTTTAAGGAATACAACATCCCCTATAAGAAGACTCGTTATGGCAGCATCTATCCCACAACGGAAATTGACTTCCGCACTGATCCTCGTCTCATTGAGTACATTGAGAAATACGGAAGCGAAAAGGCATCTGGCTCTTATTCCCGCCTCATTGTTGAAGAAATTCCCAAGGGAGTTTATTTCATGATTGATGAGTATGATGGAAACGAATCCATAATGTATCGTGATGATATGCCTTGGATTCTTTCCACATAAAGGAAAGGAGAAATGCAAATGAATGAAATCATCAAAATCCTCATGCTTCTGGAAATGAATTACGTCATAAACTTTATTTAATGGAAAGGGAAATGTTATTATGAGAAAATCTCACATTGTTTTGATTACCGTTGCTGTCATGTTCGGTGCCTGTCTCCTGTTCTGGATTGGCTTTCGTACAGTAAATCCTCATGCTGCTATTCAAAGCGAAAGCAAAGTGGAAAGCGAAAGCGAAATCAACTACTACGACTATGCAGATAGTCTTGACCTCTTTGAGGTCTATGATAGCCCTGACCTCACAATGGAAATGCTTGCAGCACGTAACGGAAAGCTGATTATTGAACGGGCTGTGGGCATTGTTGAAGATGCGGAAACGGGTGCAGGCCACGTCATTGGCTACCCTGAATTCTACATCAGCTACGCAAGAGTAGAGGGAATTTCCAACGGAAATGTAATTTGCACATATTTCATCTACAATCCTGAAACCAACTATGAAGATGATATTCTCATGCGATTTGATTACATCATCGATACAGGTGAGTTTGAATAAAACCTATATCAAATCCACAAGCGAAACTCGTTTGTGGATTTTATTATGGGCTTTAAAATTTCAAATGGAAAGGGAGATGATATTATCCTATTTATCAGCATTTCTATTCTTTATTTGTTTGTGTTCGGCATAATATCTGCCGCACTCTGCAAGATACCAGCAGTTAAAAAGGCAATCGAAAAGTTGCTTAACATTTGAAAGGGAGATGTAATTTATGAGCTACATTACTGAAAAGTGCAAAACACTCAAGGATTTTGGTCTGACCGACTCTCGTGCCCTTAGAAGTTATTTCAAAAGAGAAACCAAGGGTCTCACTGGCGACGCAATGGAAAACAAAATTGACCGCCTCAGCCGTGTTATCCTCATGAACTACTACGACGGAGATAGAACTTATGTAGACACCAAGTGTGCTGAAAGCGAAAACTACTACGAAGCTCTCAAGGAAAAGTATGGCAGCAAGCTCCTTTATGAGGAGACCGTCATCAATGAAGTTGGTAAAAAGGGCTTCCGTTTGCTGTTGGATAATGAAATGATTCAGGTCAACGGAAAAATCAAAGGCAAGCCTGTTTATGTTCTTAAGGAGCGTGTTCACTAAATGGAAGATTATGATATTATCCCTGTCCGTGGACATTACGAAGTTTACTACAAGGGAAAATTCTTTTGCAGCGCAGACTTCTATGGCGAAGCGGTAGAAGAAATTAAAAAACATAATAGGCAAACTTTCTGGAGATCAATGCAAAAAGAAAAGGAGGATGTAAATGTTTGATATTTATGAAATAGAAGACATCATTCTTGGTATGGCTGACATTGTAAAAGAAAACCGTCGTCTGCGTTATGAGCTTGAAGAAGCGAAAGAGTACGAAAAGAAATATCATGACCTTTTGGATCACGCAGTTGACCACGCAAATAAAAGTACCGCAATGATGTTTGAAGCAATTATGGCAGGTGTTTTTACAGGAGAAACAAAAGAGTAAGACAAAGGAGAATAAAAATGGGTAACTGTAAATATGAAATGCTCTTTCCTAAGCCTCCGCTTGATGGCAAAATCCATTGCGATGCATACAGCCAATCCAAGCGAAAAGATGGTCGCCATTGGGGACATTACCCTGAATGTAAAGAAGAGAATTGCCCTTTGATTCATCCTGAACTTTTGGGTGATGCTGTTCTTGAAACGGAGGAGTAAGATAAATGAAAATCAACATTAACATCAACAGCGTATTGTTCGAGCTGTTTCTGACAATCATCCTCATTGCACTCAAGCTTGATGGGGCGCTGCAAGCGAGTTGGATTTGGGTGGTTTCTCCTCTTTGGATTGCCATTTTAATTAATATGCTCTCAACTATTATTGTAGCTATCATTATTTCTTTTGAACAAAAAAAGTACAACAAACCTCTTGTTGCACAAGGCAAACCTCTTGTTTGGGATGCTAAAACTCAAACAATGTATGGCCCTTTTGATGAAGATGAAAGTTGGTTGTAAAACAGATGAAACTCAGAGAAGTTAAATTCAACGACATTCCTGTTCGTGGTCTGTCAATCTTTGTTGGAGGTAAGGTAAATGAGTGTTGATGTAAAAAATCTGCCAAGTTCTATTGAGCAGACAATTTATTCCCAAAATGGAATAGAAATTAAGATGACCGTATCCACAAACTATGGAGAGGTGATATTTACTGCCTACATCAACGGAAACTATGTGCCTTTCTCAAGAGATAATACTCTTTTCTCTACGGTGAGAGTGTTGAATAACGAATTAAGCATGGGGCACAACAAAATTTAATTCAGATAACAGAAAGGAAAATGCAAAATGTGGAACTTGCCTGAAGATATGTACAAAATCTGGCTCGAAGATATGTACAAAGAGGCAAAGGCAGATCATCTTGCCATTGCAAACCATGAACATCTTTGTGCTCTTGGCAGTCCCGACAACGAAACTGCGACCATCCATGAGCAGAGTGCGGAAAGACATCGTGAGTTTGCAAAGATGATGGATGACCTCATCAGTGAATTATATACCAAGTAAGAAAGGGAATGAAACATGTTTAACAAAACTTACAAAGTTCAGCTCATGATGGACAATGGACAATCCAAAATTATTATCGTCAACGAAAATTCTGAAACTGATGTTCTGAACAATCTGCTAATGACGGATAAGCTGGGGCCACCTGCAAACAAATTTAATACAGTTCAGACAAGAGAAGGAACCTCCTTCGTCTACTGTGTCGGCAAGTTGAGCACTATCGAGATTTTGTATTAAAGTATTCAAATGACAGAAAGGGAATGACAGCAATGACTAAATCTGAACTGAAAACTGGCATGATTGTAACTAAGCGAAACGGAAAAAAAATGTATGTATATCGAAATGCATGTACAAGCCTCCATTCCAGTTGTGACATTTTAACTGATGGAAATACATGGAATGACCTCAGCTATTACAATGAAGACCTCACTTACAAAAATGGTGCAGATCAAGACATTGTAAAGGTAGAATGTGTTAGTACTATGGTTGATTTATGTTCTCACAATAGAGCAGAGACTTTGTGGGAGCGTGAAGAGGCAAAGAAAATGACCGTAGCAGAAGTCGAAGCAATCCTGGGCTATAAGGTAGAAATCGTAAGTGAAAACTGAAAGGAGTTACAACCATGACTAACTACATTTGCATCAACGGAAAGAAAGCCGAACTGACCGAGGAACAGATGAAAGCATTGGGTATTGAGTTGCCCAAGGCAAGTCCGTTTAAAAGGGCAAAAAATCACGAAAAATATTATACAATCGACCAAGTAGGTGTAGTACGAAACTGCACTGAATGCTATGACGGTGTTGACAATGTTTTCTATAAAATTGGCAACTACTGCACCGACAAGGCAATCATGGAACAGAGAGCACTTCATGAAACCCTCAACCGTCTGCTTTGGCGTTACTCTATGGAGCATGACGGAGATAAGATTGATTGGATAAATTGGGAAAATACAAACACCTATACTATTATGTATAACCATCAAAAGCATAAATTTAGTGTTATCTCTAATGTTTTTTTACAAAATGTAAGTGCAGTTTCTTTCTATACACTTGAAATTGCAGAAAACGCAATCGAAGAAATCATCAAGCCCTTCATGAAAGAACATCCTGAATTTGTGTGGTAAAGGAGATAAAAACTATGCTTATTAAAATGCTCGATGGTGGTATGGTAAACTACGAAGACGATTGTGAGTGCTATGGTGGTTGTCCCACTTGTAACTACGGAAGCGAATACATTAACGACGTTGATATCACACTGACCAAGTACATAATTCATTTTAGAACAAATCAGATGTACGAATATGTGCTTTCTGAGGGGCAGATTATGAAGCTGTTCTTGACCGAAAACAATACAATTCAGGCAATGACCGAAAAGGAATTTGTCGATTGGTTCAAGGCAAAGCTTTGTGAAATCACCCATGATGAGTTCCAGGAAAACATTTGTGGCAGAAAGATTGAGTTGTTTACGGTAAAGGAAGTGTCTTAATGAGTGACTATTTGTACATTGTTAAAGTGCTCAAAGACGGAAACATGTATGAATATAGCTATAGTGATGAAAAGAAAGCTATAAATCACTACAAAACCGAAATTCGCAAGGGATTTAAGGCAAGTGCTTTCCGTTATAAGGACGGCAAACTTGAGCGGCTTAAGATCAAATCGAAATGCAACTGTGCGGCCTGTTTGCCTAAAGTGCTGAAGAAAATCTTGCCAATCTCAAGAGCAAAGCAGCTAAATGAGGAGGCAAATGAATGACGATTGCACATTATGCTTTGATTATTGCAATGTCATTATTGATTTCCATTGGGGTCTTTGCAATGATGTATGAAGACAGCAAAGCAAATGATGTACTCATGTATGTGGCTTTTGCCATAGCAATTACTTGCCTGTTGGTTATCTTCTTTGGTCGATAAAAGGAGGATTTCAATGAAACTTTGGATTGATGATGTAAGACCTGCTCCTGGTGATATGTTTCATGAGTGGGCATGGTGTAGATCAGTCGATACCGCAAAGGTAATGATTGAAGCAACGGAAAAGTATGGCAATAACATTGAACTCATTGACATCGATCACGATGCAGGTGACTACGCAAACGATGGTGGTGACTACATCAAGCTCCTTGATTGGCTTGAGGAAACTGGCCGTAACTATCCTATTCGCATTCACTCCATGAACCCTGTTGGTGTCGCAAACATGAGACGAATTATTCAGCGAAATGGTTGGACGGAGGTAAAGTAAATGGAAAGAATTTATTGCGACGTTTTTTGTAATGCAGAAAATGAAGAAACCAACAATCTTTTTTTGAAGTTGGCAGCAATTGAAGCAGAAGAGGCAAGTAAGTGTTCTGATGAAAATGACCTAAAAGCTTTTGTAATTGGTTTTCATGGTTACGTTAGAGTGAAATTAAATTTACCAAATAAAATCTTTGCATTTGTTACAAATAAAGATAAGACAAAGGCAGATATTTTGCTTTTTCCAAAAGAACCAGACGGAAACTGGTATAAAGCTTTTTATGATGAAGAGGTAGGCAATGTTTATATATTGGTTGAGGAAAGAGAGTAATTTGATGAGGTAGCCGAACATGAGTAAATGGTGTAGCACTTGCCATCGAAATGAAATCACTGGCGAATGGAAATCTTGCGGCAAGGATTGTCCTGTCTTTGGTAAAGACTTTGATGAACTTGCAAAAACTGTAGTGGAACAAGAAGTTAAACAAAAGAAGAAAGGAAATTAAAGTTATGTTGACTATCATTGTATCGTTGATTCTTCTGGTTATTTGTATTGCTGTATGTAACTATGGAGATAACCATTATTCTTTTCCCGATTGGATTACTATTACAAGCTTTGTAGTATCTCTTATTTCCGCAAGTCTATTTATTGCTTCAATTGTATTTGCAACTGCCAATAGCATTACAAAAGAAACCAACTTCCAGAACATGCTTTATGAAAAGCAGGTGATTGAGTACCGCATTGAAAACAAGGAAAGCAACATCGTAGGAAATGAAATGCTTTATAACGACATTGTGGCATTCAATAATAAGCTGAGAACAGAAAAGAAATGGGCAACAAATCCTTGGACAAATGTTTTCAATAATGATTTGATTGCAAGTATTGATTACATTGAGCTTGAATAAGCAAAGGAAAATGTAAAATGAAAGACTATCTATTTGTATTTGGCATAGTCATTCTCATTGTTCTGATTGGAGCAAGTCTTTCTTGTGCAATTTGGGAAAGTGACTTGCCAATGTGGTTGAAGTTTTTTCTTCTTAAATAAAGACAAATAAATAAAATTGACATCTAAAGTGGAGGAATTGTTATGTTGTTCTTTATTTTCGTAGCACTGCTGGTAATTGGCTTGGTTTGGTATTTGATTTATGACAACGGATTTGCATTGCTCCTTACAATTGTCGGAGCGTTTTGTGTTGCAGTATCTATTGTTGGGATTTGTGCTACTTACATTACTGCAGATGCCTATGTAGCTTCCAACCTTACAAGATATGACACACTTGTTTATCAATGGGAAAACAATTTTTATGACAATGACAATGAAGTTGGTAAGCGAGAGCTGGTTAAGGATATTCAGAATTGGAATGAGGATCTGGCTAAATATAAGCTTCTTCAGGATGATTTTTGGCTTGGCATTTATCACCCTAATGTGTTTGACCAGTTTGAATTTATTCAGCTAAATTTGACAAATACCAACATCGACAGAAAGGAAAATTGACATGACTAAATCTGATTTGAGAACTGGTATGGTTGTTACCCTGAGAAATGGAAACAAGTATACTGTGTATTTGAATTGTCATAATCACAATAATGACCATAGTTCTAGTGATAGACTGTTCCGAGATGTTCTTGTAAATAGTAGTTACGGCCATCTAGATGACCCATGGCTTTCTTTGTGTAATTACAATGAGGATTTAACTAGAAAACTCCGTACTGTAGGCGACCATCTGGACTTTGATATTGTGAAAGTTCAAACCATGTTGCATCCGCAACATCTTAACACCGTTCCAGAAAAAGTGGCCACTTATGAAACTATCTGGGAGCGTAAAGAGCCGAATCCGAAGCAAATGACTGTTGCTGAAATCGAAAAGGAGCTTGGTTATAAGGTCGAAATTGTAAGCGAGAAGTAAAGGAGGCCTCTATGAGTTTCCAAAACTATGTTTTTACAGTGATTGGCGTAAACACTTTGCTTCCTCTTGGCACATATCCCACATTTAAAAAAGCATATGAGCGAATTGAAGAGTGCCATAAAAACGATGATGTAATTGCAATTGTAGACCTTGGAGACAATGGAGACAGTGCAACATTTGAAGTAATTAGAAGTTATAAGTATGACTTCATGAACAGCAAGTATATAATTGCCCGAAATCTTCTTACGATTTTCCCAGAAGATCAAACCGTATCTTATGCAATGGTGAAAGAGCTTGAGGAGAAAAACAAAAACTCGAAGAAGCCATATAAAACTACAATGGATGTGATGTAAACTCATTCATTGTTTAATATAAAAGGAGGTGCTTGTCATGAAGAAGTTTTGGTAATTTTGTAACAACTGTACAAACAACTAAAGCAAAAGAAGAAAGGATTTGGTAATTATGAACAATATGTTTAATGGAATGTTCGGTAAGGTAGCTCATGGTATGTGTAGACTGTCTATGAGCGGTGGCATCGCAGTTAAGACTACCAACGGATATAAGAGCTACAATGTTGACACTGGTCGGCTGACTAACTGCGATAGCTTCGTGTTTGATATTGGCGAAGAGTTCTTCTTTGTTATTCCTACCAACAAGGTTGAGGTTGGTGACATTATTCTGGTGTCTGGCAAGCCGAGGTGTGTCATTAAGGCAGAGAAGAATATGATTACGGCAATCAACTATGAGGACTCTACTGTTGAGACCATCATTCCTGAGCGGCATGTGTTTATGGGGAGCACTTACTTCTATGGTAAGATTGTGTCCATGTTCGGAAACAACTTTATGAAGGGCAAGAAGGGCATGGATAAGATGATGTCTTACATGGTCATGTCTGAAATGATGAAGGGTAGCTCTGGTGCCTCTTCTGGTGCGTCTAATAACAATATGATGGGTGGTATGCTTCCTATGATGATGCTCATGGGTGGCGGCAACGGAATCTCTGATATGTTCAACGGCATGTTTGACTTTGATATGTCCGATGATGACACTATGGATTTTGACAATACTGACGGAAGCGAGGATAAGTAATTATGGGTAGTGGTTCTTGGAGCAGAGATAGCTTTACTTCTTATTCCTGTTCTGTTGGCAGAAGCGTAACTGCTGACGGTTCTTTGGCAGGTGATTATCGGGCACAGGATATGTTTACCTCTCGCCGCTTGGCATCTGAGCTTGACCCTAAGAACGTAATTAGAGAGTGCTGTGATACGGAAGAGCATCCTAATACTAAGCCTGTCATTCTTGCACTGGATGTCACTGGTAGCATGGGCAGAGCGGCGGTTGAAGTTGCAAAGCAAATCAACGTTGTAATGACCGAGCTTTATAGCAAGGTAAAGGATGTTGAGTTCCTTGTCATGGGTATTGGTGACCTGTCTTATGACATAGCCCCCATTCAGGCATCTCAGTTTGAATCTGACATTCGAGTTGCAGAGCAGCTTGATAAGATTTTCTTCGAAGGTGGAGGTGGTGGAAACAGCTTTGAGTCCTATACTGCTGCTTGGTATTTCGGTCTGTATCACACCAAGCTTGATTGCTGGAACCGTGGGCAGAAGGGAATTATTATCACTATGGGCGATGAGCCTCTGAATCCTTATCTTCCTCATGTAAAGCTTCAGGCAGCGACTGGTGATGCTCTCCAGGGTGATGTAGAAACTCAGGCCCTTTATAATGAGGCAATTCAGAAGTTTGACATCTATCATCTGAATGTCGAGCACGGCACAAGTGGTCGCTTCAATGAGCAGATCCACAGCACTTTCGGCAAGTACCTTGATAGCAAGCATCTGCGAGACACTTCCGTAAACGGAATTACCAATGACATTATTGATATTGTCACTAATGCATTTGGGAATACTGTGTCTAGCGATGCAGCTGTAACTGTGAGTAACGACGGTATTTCTTGGTAAAGGAGGCAAACATATGCCTAATGTTAAAGTTGTAATTGGTGCAAATTTCGGAGATGAAGGAAAAGGTCTTATGACTGATTACTTTTGTGCCGAGGCAATTAAGAGAAACGAATCTTGTATCGTAGCTTTATGCAACGGCGGTGCTCAGCGAGGACACACTGTGGTTACTCCTGATGGCATTAGGCATGTGTTTCATCACTTTGGATCTGGAACCTTTGCGGGGGCAGATACCTATCTAAGTGAAAAGTACATTCTAAACCCCATGACTTTCAGAAAAGAGTATGAAGAACTGGAAGCCATGGGGTTTACCCCTAAAGTGTATGCTCATTGGAACTGTAGATGGTCAACGCCGTTTGACATGATGTTGAATCAGATAATTGAAGATAGCCGTGGAGATATGCGCCATGGATCTTGTGGTATGGGCATTTGGGAAACCATTCTGAGATATGGAACTGACTGGACATATCAGTTGTGGAAGTTCAACAAATTTGGAGAAGAAATTAAATTCACTTGGCTAAAGGAATTGCGTGACACTTATTTCAGCAAGAAAATCAAAGAAGAGGCTCTTGTGTTAGATGCTGAATGGTCAAAGATTTTTTACTCTGATGCAATGATTTACAGGTTCATTGATGATATCAAGTTCATGTGTAACCATATAACATGGGGATATAGTGAAATCTTAAACCGATATCAAAATGTAATCTTTGAAAATGGGCAAGGATTGTTGCTTGACCAGCATCAAAACAAATATGGTGTTCACACAACGCCTAGCAATACTGGAATTGAAAACCCTCATGAAATCATTGATAAGAGAATGCCAGACGCAAATGTGGAAGTATGCTATGTAACCAGAACATATATGACAAGACACGGCGCAGGTAGATTTGATGAGGAGTGTGACAAATCTGAAATCAACAGCTCAATGGAAGATAAAACAAATGTGCCAAATCCTTATCAGGGGAGCCTTAGATATGGACATTTAAACCAATCGGAGCTTGTAAATAGAATTAAAAAAGATATTACCTCTATTGGCTATAGCGGCTATAAAGTATCATTGGCAATTACTCATGTAAATGAGTTTTGCAATAAAGAGTTGCTTAATCAAAAAGATTTTGCAACAAGCTATCTTTCTTGTAATGAAACAAGAGAAGGAGTGAGGTTAAATGAAACACTATCCATGCGATGATATTGAACACTTGTGTCCTTTCGATGCACAGAACGGATATGACTGCAGAGATTACTGTGGTCTTGGTGTAGACGAAGAAGAGGAGGATGAATAATGGGCAAATGGAAAATCAAAGCAATCATTGAAGTTGACATCACAGAAGAAGACATTGATGACATTGTGTGTGCAGCACTTGAGGGAGGTGTTAATTACTGGTGCAATCGAGCGGAAGTGGTTGGCGACTACCTTGGAGAATATG